AATGCAAATATACATATTATATATTAAATAGAAAAAACAATATTATAAAAAAATCATGAGTTCTTAGAGTTGTTTTTCCTTTGTTTTACTATCTCATGTATCTTTTTACGTTTTAAGCCATAGGCCATATCCAGATTAGAACAAGTAAAATCCATATTCTTTATCTCTCTGAAATTTATAGCTCTAGCTATTATCTCTCTATAAGTTTTCCAAAATTGTAGCCCGGCTTTTGAATTTGTGGTTCTTATAAAGTATTGTTTGGCCATTAAACCAAATTCATCAGCATCAAGTTGATTTTCAAATATGTATATCTTAGTATCAGTAAGTTCTTTTATTATAGCCTTTTCTTTTTTTATAGGTACTACAGCATAACCATCAGGAAATATATCTGAAACAAATGAAGCAAAATATCTATGAGAGGGTTTACCAGCTCTCCAATACATATCAACTAAAGCTCTTATTTTAAATTCAGGTATCCTGTGTAAATAAGCTAAATATACTTTATCTTTTCTGGTAGTTCTTCTTTTAAAAGCAGACGGTGCCTGTAATATACGTGGCAAAATTCGATAGTTATTCCATCTATCGAATTCCATTATCAAAGCATATAAATCTTTGTCCCATTCACCATCGGATTCTTTTAACCTTATTATATTTTTAGTTATAGCCGAAATTCTTATTGGTGATAATACCCAAGATGAGTCACCAGAATGTAGTACTGCTTCTTCTTTTGGTAATCTATGAATCATACTGCCATATAAATAATCTATAAACCTGGTATCTAGTGGAGCATTTGGACTCACTAAGCTTTCATGTTTTTCAAAGTAATCAGAAAACATTTTAAAAAACTTTTCAGCTCTAGCCTTTACCTCTAAATATTTATAATGGGATAGCTTTAGTATTTCACTAATTTGCCAAGTAGATAACCCTTGTGATAAGTTTAAAAATAAACTATTTTGCTCTACTTCAGTTAAACAGTTATAGGCTTTTTCTTGATATGATTCCATGACAAATATACTGATAAATTGGTACCTCAGATGGGATTTGAACCCATACGACCACAATGGTCAAAGGATTTTAAGTCCTTCGTGTCTACCTATTCCACCACTGAGGCATATAAGTAAAAAATGTTTTTTAGAATTGTTTTAAAGTTAAGAGTTCATCTACTGCATTATCTGGTATTTGATTAATATCAAACTCTATATTAGAAGTTTTAAGCTCATCCTCATCATAGTCACTATATATAGAGTATAGGATATTGTCAATTGGTAATGATAATACTAAAGAGTTTTTACCTGGGAATATCTTTACAGTAACTTCTTTAGTAAGTAAATTAACCTCTTCTATTATAGCCCCTATACCATCAAATGGGTACCCTCTTAAAGTTATATAATCCCCTATTTTTAATCCAACTATATCATTAGCAGAATATATATGATTTCTTTTTGAAAGTTCTTTGTAATATTTAAACTGTTTCTTTGATATAGAAGCTACCATGGAAAAATCATCGAATAATTCCGATTCATCTATTCTTATTCTTTTTTTCCTATTGTGCATAGTCTCTAATGAGTATAGCCAACCCATTATTCCAGGTATATCTCTTTTTAATTTTCTTAAATATTGGCGGTCATAGGCTTTTTTTGTACTCATCCTTATGAAACCATAGTTAAACAGTAATGGTACTTCATCATAAGTATCTTTACCAGCTCTAGAACTTTTTAATATACTAACAGTAGGTACATAAGCCTTTACATTTTTATACCCTTTGCACACTAAATCTTGATTAATGGTTTTCCAGTATTTGGTTATTCTACAGATACAATATATGTAAAGGTTTTTCATAATTCTACTTCTTTAATAGTTTTCTAGCCTCTTTATACAATAAGCTATAATTAATGTTTTTTATATCAGATAACATATAAACCCCAAATATATGTTCTTGGGTATTTATAACCATAGTGGGTTTCTTTAAATTTGATTCTTGGTGATTGATTAGGCTTATTAATCTGTCATCTACCATCATAAAAGCTTCCCCTTTTGGCATATTATTATATTTCATTACCAGCATTGGGATTTTATTAGCTCTTTCAGCATCATATATTGCTTGTGACCAGAATGATAATATTTTGCATGATTTGGTGCCCAATAAGATATGTTCAAACTTCAAATCTTGGTATGATTTACATTCTATACTAAAAGGGAATCTTCTAGAGTGTTTCTCATCAGTACATACTAAATCACCAAAAGAATCCTTAGCTTTAGCCCAACCACCAGAACCTGGTGTTCTACTAAACTTATAACCCGTCCAATCTTGAAAAAATTTAGCTATAGTTCTTTCAAACCTATTTCCCTTATTTTTACTGTTAGTACTCATGATATTATATTTTTATTTTCAAATAGTAATACCTACCATTGATAGTATGATAGCCCATGATTCTTATTAACAATAAGGGTCTTAGAATTTGATATGGGTAAACTTTCTTGGTGGGTAATTATAAATATGGACTTTCCTTGGTATATCTTTTTTACCAAGCTTACCACAATTTCTATATTATCTTGACTCAATGATTCAAATACCTCATCTAAGAAAGCTATATTTATACCTTTTGATTTACTTACTACCTCATTCATGGCAAAAGCCATTGCTAAATTTACTAATTGTTTTTCACCACCTGAGAGTTCCTCATAAAATACATCTACACCATCTTTAGTAATTACTGTATTAAAATCTTTTCTTGAGGATTCAAGGTCTACACCAAATTGTATATCAAAACCTAAAACTTCTGAATAGGTTCTCAGGGTTTCATTTAAATAATCCAAAGAACTTTCAAATAAGAAAGCTTTTATACCATTATTACTAAGTGGTTCTTCATAGGCCCATTTATACAAATTTAAATCCAAAGATAATTTACTTTTATTAGACTCTAATATGGCTAATTCCTTTTTATACTTTTCTAACTTATCTTTTGTACCACTAATAGATTTGGATTTAGGTTTAGAAGATTTTAATGCCTGAATTGAATTTTCAAGATTGTTTATTTTATCAGTAAGAGATTTTACTTTATACTGAGCATTATCAACTATGGATTTTTTATCTCTTAGCCCCGATAATTTGGTTTCAAGGTTATTTAACTCTTGCAGATATTTTTCTAAGTTATTAAATCCTTCTCTAATATCTACTAATATTTTCAATGCTTTAGATATATCTCCAAGCTTTAATATCTTTATAACCTTTTCTAGTAACTCTTTTAAACTAATATTAGTTTTTCCCTTAGCTATATTAATACTATTTTTCTTGGAATTTATTTCTGTTTTTACCTTTTGAATATTTGCCCCTAATTCCTTTAAGCTAATAACCTTATGCTGATATTTTATTAACTCCTTAGCCGATATGGATTTTTCCCTTTCAAAAGATTCTATTTTAGAGGCTACCATTTTTTGGTGTTCAATGTTTTCCTTTTCAATATTTGAGGATAGGTTTAATATATCTTTATAGGCTCTTTCGGTGTTATATATCTTATTAGTTATTTCTGACACCTTAGATTTTATACCTATATATTTATCATAGGCTAAATTACGAGCTTTAGTAAGATACTGTAACTCAAAAATCTCTTCAAATATTTTTTTCTTATCAGAACCTGATTCTTGAATCAACCTTTTTAAACCTTGACCAAACATTATAGAGTTTATAAACAAGTTATAGGACATTTCAAGATTCTTCTCTATAAGCGATTGTATTTGTAATTTACTCTTATTTTCTACTGGTACAGCATCTATATAGTAAATCAACCGATTCTTACCTTTTGCATTATCTATATCTCCTTTATATTCCTGACACCTTATGATTTTATGTACTGAATTATTCTTATTGAAGAATAACTCTACTTTAGTACCATTATATCCCTTAGGCCTATATTTTTTCCAAGTATTTACATCAGATATGCCTTTAAGGTTTTTACCATATATTGCCCATACTATTGCTGAAAATATTGAGGTTTTACCTTGACCATTACTTGCCCTGATTATTGTAGTTTTATCTGTGTTTAATTGCAATTCTAAGTTTGGTATACTACAAAAACCCTCTATTATTATTTTGCTAAATTCTATCATCACTAGAATCCTTTATAAGTTGTAATAATATATCTTTTTTATCCTTAGTAAATTCCCCCTTAGATTTTAAATATCTTTTTACTAACCTTTTAGGTGATAGGTCAGTAGTTATCCTTTTGATTGGTTTATCTTCTATGGGTTTTGGTTTACTTATTATTGTGTAATAATTACCATCATCTTTTATATCTCCCTCTGATTCTACATCTATGAATTTAGGGTAGCCTTTTAATGGTATGAACTTCATAGACATATCACTATATAGTTCCCAATAACCTAATTCACAATTACTATCAGTTCTACGTTGCTGGTATGGAGCCCCCACCATATAAACTTTTTTAGATAACCTTTGTGGTTTATGTATATGACCTATTAATACTAAATCAAACTTATCTAATAAGTTTATATTGAGGTTTTCTACTGAGTTTACTTCTATACCATCAGTATCCTTAGCTCCTGGATAATCAGTATGGAGTAATAATATATGTTTACTTCTAGGTTTACCTACTTCAGTATCAATATTTTTTATATATTCATTTAACCCGATATTGTGGTCAATATAAGGTATACCATGAATATATAGGTTTTTTATATGTACCCTATTAAAATCTATAAGCTTAAAAAAACTGAAATTTTCACTTATCCACATATCCCAGCTTATAGAATGGTTATCTATTGAGTTAGTATATTTTAAAGTATGGTTACCACTTATCCCATACATTTTAACCCCCTTATTATTTAATTCTTTTAATGCCCTTGATAAAGTGATTAACAAATCTTGTTCTATTTTATTAGGCTCATGGAGTAAATCCCCACAAAATAATAATGGTACATTATTATCAGTACTAATGTTAATTAATTTATTCAATATATCCAATGAAGTATCTAGCCTAGTACTGAATTTAGCCCACTTATGTATATGTAAATCAGAAAATACTATAGCTGCTATTTCCTTGTTCATAACTTAATAAACTGTTTTATTACATCTATACGTTCCTCTCTACCCATTGAATTAAGATATAGTACCCTTATTAGGGTATCATTGTCGATATAATAAGGATTAGGGGTACCGAGTTTATCTCTGTATATTACCATATCAAATAAAGAATCCTTAAATATCAAAGTATGCAATACATTATCCATTATACTCGATATTTTAAATTGAAAATACTTGTTCAATACCCTCTTATTATTATCCTCTATTTTCCATGATTTTAAATACTCACTAGTATATGGTATAAATATGATATGAGTAGTAGTTCTCTTTAAAAGTTCTCTACATATATCTATAAAGGGTTCTACTTCACATTCTGGAATTCTATGAGCCAACTTATCTATAAAATACGTAGCATTATCAATAAATGACCTATCTGATACATAAGAAGATATATTAGGGTCTAGAAGTTGTTTTTTCCTAAGGTTTAATAATTGATAATCTTGTTGATATATTAGATTAGCCTCTTTTGTAATCATATCTTTATGAGGCTCATCTTTTGTACTTGGTACTAAATCCGAATATGACCCTGATATAAATGGGATATCATATATTTTGGACAATTGGTTAGCCACGGTTGTTTTTCCAGTACCTGATGAACCACATAACTGTATTTTTAAGACTTTTTCTTTTATCCCCATGGTTTCAATGTTTTAAATGGTTTTATGAAATTATCTGACATGAAAGATACTAAATAAAACTTTTCACAAGCTTTTAATAGCTTCTCTTTATTTATTCCAGTACCTTTATATTTAATAATAGGTATTTCTTTTGGTGGGTATTTTTTAAGTGCTACGTTTATATCTATTAATACCCTATTTCTTGAATAAAGGTCTTTCATACCATCCATATCTATACCAGGGAATTCACCATTTGTTTTTATGAAGTTTTCTATAGACCCAAATTCATCTAGAAATTTCCTTGCTTTTACTTCACCTATACCTCTATAACCTGGTATATCATCTGAACGGTCCCCTGTTAAACATAAATAGTCGACGCATTCTTCTGGTCGGTATCCCATAACATCTAAACAATTAGAGGGGTTTATTATGGTTTCTTTAAATGGGTTATATACCTTTACCCGTTCATTTACAAGTTGGCAAAAATCTTTATCTGATGAAATTATTAATACCCTACCATTATGTAAGTTTGAAAAATGACCTATATAATCATCAGATTCATGACCTAACCCTTTTTTATCCCATACTATTGGTATATTTAGGTATTTTAATATTTTCTTTAAAGATTTTAGTTGAGCATTAAAACTTTCGTAATCTTTTGAGATATTCCTTCTATGTACTTTATAAGTACCTAATAACTGGTTTCTAAAATTGCTCTCTTTACTTTGTTTAGTATCAAAGGTAATTATTAGGTAAGTAGGTTTAAACCTGAATACATATTGGTTTAATAACTTTAAAAATCCAAATATAAGCCCAGTCTTAACTCCACTACGTGTTTTTAGATTTTTAAATTTCTCAAAAGAACGATGGGCCAAGTTAGACCCATCGATTATCATTAACATTCGTTTAGGATATTTCATCTTCATCTACCTCCTCTTCTTCAGTATAGGATTCATAATAGGATTCATATTCTATATCTTCTTCTACTGGATAATAATTTTCATTTAACTTATCTATTTTCTTTTTAGTAGTTCCGATAGTATTAATTTCAGCAGCTCTTAATAGTTTCCTTCTTAAATCATCATCTTCCTCTAGAAGCTTTTGAAATTTTTCTTCACCTCTTGCCAATACATTGCCTTTATATTTATAAACCCCCCCTGATGATTTTTCTATTATGTCATTTTCCACTAATACATCTTCTAAGCTATAACATCTATCAAAACCAATCTCATGGAATTTAGGGTTAAAATATACAGGACATTTACTTATTGTAGGTCTTGGTGGTGCTACCTTATTTTTAATTAATCTTATAGTAACTAGTTTACCAACTTTCCTATCCTTACCTTTTGATTTTATCGTTAAAGTTTTACCTGAATAGAAAGCTGCCCTTATTGAAGCATAAAATCCTAATGCGGCACCACCAGTAGAAACGGAACTATCTTTACCAAAACCCACGTTTAGAGCAGTTCTTAATTGATTTATATAAATCTGGGTTATACCCAATCTATAAAATAACTCTGACCTTACTCTAAAATATTTATATAAGGCTTTTGCTCTACCACCCATTTCTGCTTTACCATCTATTAATTTAGAATCTATGTTGTCAGCACAATCCATAGCAGCAATTGAATCAATTACTAATAGTATAGGCTCATTATGGGTTAATTGAGACCTATAATATATTGCTAAATCTGCTACAGCATCTGCAATATATTCTATACGGGTGTCATTTATTAAAGTTACCTTTTCGGGGTCTACCCCATTTTCTTTTGCCCATGAATTCATCCATGATTGTTCAGCATCTACCCATATAACATGGCCTCCTAATTGTTGACAAGCATAAGCAAAGTTATAAGCTATTAGAGTATTATGGGTAACTATATAATCATTCAACATAAATAACCCTCTTTCAGAGTCTACCTTAATACACTGGCATTCCCTTTTACCCAAATACTCTATCTTTACTATAGCCCTTCTATACTCTAAATGTTGAGAAGCTTTTGATACCTTATCTTCATACTGAAACCTTTTCCTAGATAACATAAACGGATTAAAAGGTAATCTTCCACCAGTTTTTATTTCATAAGATACTCTTTTTTCATAGCCTTCAAATTGCCTTTCCCTTTTCCTTTTTTTAGGCTCAGTTATAAAACCTCCAAGAGACCTTACTAGTTGAACTAATTGGTTGATTAATTTTTCTGAATGAGAAGAATATCGGAATCTAGAAGAATATTTTGCTCGGTTTTTTTGAATATTACCGATAGTATCATCAGAATCCAATAACCCAGCTAATAAATATTTCCTATCTTCGGAAGTAGACCACATATAATCTTCAGGTATAAACTTATCACTAGATAGTTTACCATTTAAACATAGTTCTTTAATCTCTTCCCCATATCCTTTAAGTATAAATCTATGAGCTTTACCAAAAGGATTTTCTCTTATACCTTTATCTTCTAGTGTAGCACCTTCTTTAAGGAATTTAGTTATATTTTCCTGAAATGATTCAGCATCTTCTACGCCTATGTTAAAAATAATCCTATTTATTTTCTTATTATTTAAACTACCATCACCAAGGATATACCCTAATATATAAGGGTGTATAGGTAGTTCTCGCTTATGGAAATTTAATGGTACCGTAGAAGGAATTGAATATTTGTATCCACCATCTCTTTTTATATACCCTCTTTTAAGGATTTCTTTAAGAGTTAATACTTGGTGTTTCCATTCAGAGTGAGACCTAAACCTTACTTCCCATAAATGGTCTTCAGAACATTCTGTAGATGTACCATCTCTAAATGTTACTTTATAAATGGGTTGTAATCCCTGAGGATATATTCCGGTGATTTTTATTGGGTTACCTGATACTGGGTCCATAACCTCATCACCTAAATTTAGTTCACCCATTTTTTTCCAACCATTAGAAGTAAGCACTAAACCATATAGTGGTATTGCCTTCCCACTGCTTGCCTCACCTACTATCTCTAATATCTTACCAAACGGTATACCACCACCAGTAGTATAATTAAAAGCAAAAAAAGTTGATGGCAGCCATAAACCTGATTCTTTGGTATTATTAGCCGATACTATTATATTGCCATATTTCTTTATAAGCTCATTTTTTGTAGGTACCTTTATACCTGATTTTTTCTTAGCCATTTTCTTCCTCCTTTAACATACCTTTTTCTTTCATTACTTTAACAGCACATTGTATACATAGTTCCTGAATATATGACCTTACTGAATAGGGATATGGTACTAAATTTTTATTAAATATATCTATGAATATACCCTTGATATGTAAAAAATCAAATATACCTTTATCTATTAAGGTATCAGCTGGGGTTCTTTTATACCTTTTATCACTGCTTAGTATTGGTCTAGTTAAATAACTATGTATATGGTCTTCTATTGCCTTTTTAAATTCAGGCATATTTATAATGTCCCATAATTGGGGTTCACTTTTAGAATCTGCCATGGTGTTACTTTTTAGATTAAAAAAGGCCCAAGAAAATGTCTAATTCTGGGCCTTGATTTTATTTATACCATATTTTAAATTTATTATATATCGGAAGGTGTTTTCTTTTTCTTTTTATTTTTCTTTTTGGGTTTTTCTTCTTCTGAATCTTCTGAATCGTTATCAAAATCTTCATTTAAATACTTTGCTAGTAATTCTTCTAATTCATCATAAGATTTCATTTGACTTCTTACTACCTCTTCTAGATTTATTTCTTTAATATATTTAGGATTTATTGTTCCTCTTTTGGGACAAGCCGTTACTGAATAGGTAGTATCATTTTTACCAGAACCAGTTCTAGTTATTTTAATATCATAACCATCTTCTGCATCTGTCATATCCCCCCAATCATCTTCATCTAGATATAAATCTATAATATCTTGATATACTGAACGAGGGATTTGAATTGGTTTACATATTTTATCAGTATCTACCTCTTTACCTTTTTCATCTTTGTATACTGTACCACCAATGATATATCTTCTTCTCGGTACTAATTTAGAGGCTAATTCTTGGTCATCTGGGTCATCAGAATTTTTTAGTTCTTGGTATTTTTCCATAAAAGGGCATGGTTCATCAAAAGTAGCTGGAGAAATTACACCACCTATTTTTGTACCAAGGTAAAATTGTATAACTTCCATACCCAGCTCTTTATCTGGACCTTGAGATACCAATCTTACCCTCATAGTACCCTCTTTTGGAAATATCATCCCAGTAGATTTACCTTTATCTGCAAATTCTTTTTTTCTTTGCATCATTCTTTCTTTTGTGCTCATAACTTTCTTAGGGGTATCATCAGAAAGTTTTTTCTTTTTCTTTATCATAACTATTGACGGTTAAATTCAATGAATAAAATTTCATTTACTGATATTACATGAAACTTACAATCATTTAGGGTTATAGGTAATTCTATTTCTTTACCAGCATATAAACCATAATTTACTATATCTCCTATTTGTAAATTTTGGTAAGACTTATATTCTTCGGTTATATCACCAAAAGAAACTATTACACCCTTTTTAGGTACATCTTCTTTTGCATTATCTGGAATTATAATACCCCCTGAAGTTTTATTACCTGAGTTAGGTATTGCCATTAAGATTTTATTCTCGGGGGGGTACCCAAATTCTTTTACCTTATTTGAAATACTTTTAGCATCTTGCTTTGGTAGTAAGTTTAATTCAATCATAGAAATAAGTTTTTTATTGTTGTTTTCTTAAATTAGCCGATATAGTTTGTAATATTCTTTCCCTTGTTTCATAAGCTCTACATATACTTATTAATTTGTTTGCTTTGTCTGATACTTTCTGATATCTAGATAATATATCTTGATATTTTATATTAGTTATTACTTTGTTGTGTACGGTATCATTGTTTAATCTACTATCACTAGTTTTATAATATAGCCATATATTACTATATTGGTAATCCTTTTCCGCCTCTAATTTATCTCTTTTCTTTATATAATCATCTCGTAGTAATGATAGAAAAGCATAATTAGAGGGTTGATTTTTTAATTGAGAATCAATTAAATTCTCATCTATTGAAAGTTCTTTTGTGATATTTATATCTATCTTTTTGCCCTTATATACTACTGATAGTATATCATCTTTTATTTGGTTTATCTTTGTCTCCATGGTGTATCAAAATCTTTTTTAAACTTATCGGGATATTCAGATATAGGTATATGTTTTACTTTATTATATTCTTGGTAGTATTCATCTATATTAAAATCAGGCTTAAGCATTTTTTCATAGTCATAACCTGGTATAAATGGCAATTCTTCAGCCATTGTTCTACCAATTGTAAAATCCATAGACATATCAACATCATCAATTGAAAAGTTAAAATAATTTTTTGTATCTGGGTTCCTACATATATCCCATATTTTATATATGGTATCTGGGGTTATATATTTAGGTTTTATAAATTGATATACAGAGTCATGTACAGTATCTACCTCTCTCATTGGAGGTAGTATACCTTTTTTTACTTCGGAATAAACTATTACAGAAGCAAATAATGCCATATCTGAAGCTGCACTTTGGACTGGTGCATTTGTAGATTGTCTCAAAGCTTCAAGATATTCACCATATTTTTCTGAGTATACTTTTGGACACCTTCTTTTCCTACCAAACAAAGATTTAACATAGCCATGTTTTTCCATAAACTTATGTTGCTTATCTATGTATTTTTTTATATTTGGGAAAGTTCTAAAAAAATCATCCAAGAATTCTTGTCCTTCCTCTACTGAAACTTTTTCTTCTGGTGTAGATAAGGTTTCAGCTAATTTAGGTGCAGTTTGTTCGTAACAATTCTTAACTATAAGTACCCTACCTTTTCTCCTTACTATAATATTTGAATCAGGTACAGTTACACAATATACAGTATGTAAACCAGGTAACCTCTGAAACTCCCATTTTACATAGGCTTGATTAAATTTATAAGATTTCCAGTGTAAAATATATAGTTTCCAATTTTTCTTATTTACCGTTACCCTCATATTACTCAATATACCTAATATCTGTATTATATCCGCATTTTGTTTGGAAGTAGTATAGTAATATATTGAATCTTTACTAGTAATATCACTAGTTACTTTAAAACTACTCCAATTACTCAACTCATCTAATAATACCTCACCATTTAGTTTAGTTATAGCTTCAGGTTTAAGGGTACTAATTTGTAAATTAACGTAATTATTTATTATAGATAATAAATCAGTATCTACTGATATACTTATAAGAGTATAACCTTTTTCTGACTCATTGAATATAGAATATGTGATATTACAAGAATCCAATATCTTAGTTAACCTTAATTTCTCAAATTCAGTTTTTAATTGTATTATCCACTCTTGGTCAGTATAGGTATTAAATCTTGTATATCTTTTTACAGTATTTGATTTAGCTATAAGTACAGCTATAAATCTCGTAATATTATCGTCTATGAATTTATTACTATAAAACCCAGCACTTGGTGAATACCCCGTTCTATGATTTATGTCCTCTATAAAAACTTCACTATAATCATATACCAATTTTTTAGATTTATATAATAACCTATGATTTTTAGTAGCACATATATTAGCAAACTTGGTTTCATGTAACCACAGTTCTTGACCTTTATGTTCAATATATTTTTGTGGTACCACAAAATTTATTCTACCATTACACTGATTATACTGAGCTACTTTTATACCTTTTTCTAAAGAATCAAACCTTTGCCAACCAGATTCGGTTAATATTTCAGTATCCCCAGAGAAGCATATCCCGAAATTAATACATTTTGCATTTTTTCTACGCTTTTTCCACAGTTTATAATCGGGGTGTTGCTCATCATCATATATGGGTTTTATTTTGTCATAATCTTCCCCATATTTTTTACAAGCAGAAGCTAAATGGATATCTTTACCAGTTCTAAACCATTCTAGCATAGTTTTTTCATTAGCTAAGTGTGCTAATATACGTAATTCTGCTTGAGAATAGTCATAAGTTAGGAATAATTCCCCAGGCGGTGTGATAAATTGCAATTTAACATCTGGATTCACCATAGTTTTTGGGATATTCTGACCATTAGGTTCACGAGAAGATAATCTACCACTTGTTGTTCCTATTAATAAGAATCTGGGATGTACACAACCATCATCTTGTACCAAATCACTTAGACCGTATATAAAAGTTGAATTTATAGTTTGTATACCTCTTAAATTAAGAAGTGTATCTATAAAACCAGATTTATCTCTATCTTTTAATTGTAAAAGAACATTTTCTGAAGTAGATGGGTTATTTGTAGGTTTTTTTGTTTTATTATCTACTGTATATTCTAATATAGGTAATCTAAAACCCTTTTTGTTTAGGAATAACAGGTCTATTAATTGCTTTACTGATTTAAAATTAAATGGTTCCAATAATTTCTTTTCTTCATTTGTTTGGTATTCACCAGCCAATACTCTTGAAATTTTGGATTCTCGGTTTTCTATACTTCTCTTTTTATTATCTTCTTTAGAAAGTTCTTCTATTTCTAACCTGAGTTTTTCTATATATTTTGTTTTTCTATCCTCTAGAAGAAACCTTTCATATCTTAAAAATTTATGGTTTCCCCTTAATTTACTTTCATATTCATTAATTAAGTTGTCATACTTATTTTTTAGCTGTTTGTTCAACTCAACATCAAATGGCATCCCATGTTGTTCTGCAGATTGTAAAACCCTGCTAGCTGCCATCATAAGATTTCTATATAAAGGATAAAACCCAAGCTTTATCAATTTTGATTCAAAAAATAAACTTAACCTAAGTGTTGAATCAGTATCCATACAACCATATTTACATAATGGTTCTAATTCTTTTTTATCCCAAGGTATTGAATCGAAGTTATCATATTTTTCATAATTGGCAAATTCAGGAATAAATCTTCTAACCATATCTTTTAAACCATTAGGTCTTTCCTCATCTAAAAGATATTTAGCTAACATACCATCTATTACTGTACCCTGATAGTATATATTATATTTATAAAATATTTGGTTATCAAATTTCCAGTTCCAAGCTACCTTTACTATATTGGGGTTTTCTATTATTTTCCTACCAAATTCATTTATGGCATATTTCCAATCCCAACCTGGGTTTACATAATCTTTAGCTTGAAAATGTTCACATGGGATAGATGCACCATAACCGGGTCTCCATGTTACCGATAATATAGTTGGTTTAAAATTTTCTACATATAAAGGAAGACCATTAGTTTCCCAGTCAACACTAGCATATCCAGTTGATATGCAACAATCGATAAGTTTTTTTAGCTCTGTATAAGACCTAATTATATGGTATTTAGTTTTCATAAATAATATAATTGTTCTAGTCTGGGTAACAGGATTCGAACCTGCGACCTCTTGCTCCCAAAGCAAGCATTCTACCTACTGAACTATACCCAGTTAATGTAGGTTATTTAGTAACCTACATTGTAATCTTTCATGGAATTTTTTAATATATCCCAATCTTTCTTATATACATGAATAGAATCTATAGTATGATAAAGGTACCCAGGTTTAACTCCCACTGCATTAGATACAAACAACATCAATTTCCATGCAAGATATACATCATTACCAAAATGGACTATAAAATCTGATGACCTTTGATGGTAGGTTATATTTAATTGTTTACCACCTTTTACATTATCACGTATAAGGAAGTCATAATACATAGAACATGGGATTCTTTTACTACCATCATAATATTTGGTATCATCATATTTTAACCCATTAAATATGGGTAATACTGCTTTTCTAGTGTCAAAATCAGACCTTAATAAATAAATTATATTATTTAAAGCACCAATCATTCTTTGACCATAAGTATAATCAAATTCACCTTCACTATTTAGGAATTGTTCCCAAACTTCTTTTCTATCAAGCCAGGCATTACCAGGATTTTCAACATATTCTTGGTTTACCCTTTCTTTAAATTCTTTATCAGCCCATTCTCTAGAATGTGTGTATTTAAATAAATTATCAGGGTCAGGTAATTCTACCAAAGCATATTGTTCACAAATAAGTTCTTTGGTTATGTAATCTTCATTGCCTTCAATATTTTTATTTTGGTAGGTTTTGGGTTTATTTATAGTGCCCATTTCCCATATATTCCTACCCATTTCAGAAATTAACTCATAAGCACTGTCATATATTCTCATAATTATTTTTTATGTTTGTTTATATATTTCCTTAACTCTTTTCTTATAACTACCAAATCTTCAATAGCTAGTAATGGAAAAGTATTCCATACATGGCCATCTACTGAAATAGAAAAGCTTATGCTTCTACCCTCTTTAGTTGGGTTATTCGTTTCATGAATATCAGTCCCTAAGATTTTTGTTCCCATTATCCTAATCATAAATATATAAGATTTTTATATACTCATATTAGATTTGGTATAATTCAGCAGGTAACTTGCAATCTTTTACTAGTAATTGCGGCCATGGTCCAGTATCTTTTAAAGATTTTGCCACCCTTTTCCATATTTTATATTTTACTTCTTCTTCATCGTGTTCTATAAACCATTTTAACCTATCTTTCATATATAATGATATATTATCTTTTCTATTACCAAGAATCTTGAATACATCTTTATGTGAATGATAGAGTAATAGGGTTACATAATCATTATACGCCCGGGATATATAAACTGATATTTCAAATTTACTACCGTTGAATATATATTCACCTAATCTTTGAAAGAGGAGTAAATCTAATGCCAACCTTTTAGTTACTTCTGAAGCCCTTAGATTAAACGATAGGTAGTTTTTCTTTTTCATAGTCCAAACCGTCATAGATAATAGGCACCCTTTACCATTTTTATGAGTATTATCAAATCTCAATGTACTCATTATGTCACCATTAAATAAATATGATTTAGGTGTATCAGTATTATGACGATGTATTATTATATCATTTCTTAAAGCTTTTAAGTTTTCAAAATTTAGGTAGTTTCTAACTAAAGAGCCCCATTTATGGCTATAATTAAAATACCTACCAAAATCTAAATCTTCTGGTAGGTATGGATTTTCTATAGAAAATGATAAATTGGGGACCATACAAGCTTTAGTATCTATGATTATATCTTCTATCTCTCTTGTTATAAACCCTTCATTTATTTTTTCCCAAGCTTCTAATGAGTCTCTGAACTTTAGATGAAACTTTTTTAGGCTTATTGCATTTTCCTCTATCATCTTTTACTTTTTTTTCACTTTCTAAATATCTTTCTATACCATCTAAAATACAACCCATAGCTTTATTCTTTATTGTTTTCACCTTCTAACATAGGGTTATCATCAAAATCATCAAAATCCATATCATCAAGAGGTTTATCAGTTATAGAACCATCTTGTTCTTTAAACTTGATTAGTTTCTTGCTCTTATCAAAATCATTGAACATCTTTAAATCATATCTTTTTATAAATTTAAGGTAGGCATCTTTTATTCGGTTTCTAACCAAAATAGATGGGCATTGTTCAGGAAGTGGTATACCATCCCAATTACCAATTATACAATCTTTAGCCAAAAATGATTTAGGCTTTTTACCATATTTCTCAGGGTTATATATTTTATATACCCTCATATATGCTTGATAACCTGGGTCAGTACCTTTATCTGCTGCTTTCTTTACCTTACGTAATACTTTTCTTAGTCTCTTTTTTCTTGTTTCATTTTCTATGCCATCAATTAATGGTTCTATTGGCTCATAGCCATTGAAGAGCATAAGGCTAAAATCATCTGCAAAAGCAGAACGTATTATCAATTCTATAGTAAAATCAGTATGACCATATACATATTCTCCTAATCTTACTGCTAGCAATATATCCCATGGTAACCTAGTTACTACATCAGAAGCTCTCATTACTATAGATAATCTTGGTTTTTCTATGAATATCATTCTAGAGAAAATACCAGATACTAAACAACCCTTACCATTACCATGAGAATCAGCAAAATTAAATCCTATATGGTAATTCCGATTTACAGCCTTGTTTTTTTCTAACTCTCGGATTTGTAATTTTAACTTATCTAAGGCATCTAAGTCTACATAGTTATTAAGTAGACTAGACCACTTACTTTGAGTATATCCAAATATCTTACCGAAATCAAATTCAGGGTCAAATTTGGCCTCTTCTATAAGAACTGTTATACCATAAGTGAATAAGGAATTAGTTATTGAGGCACCCTGTCCTTCTTTAAATAAGCCCAGGTTTTCATCTTGCTCTATAAATAACTTATTTATAGATACCCAGGCTTCATCTCCTGTTTTGAATGTGAAACTTTTCATTTTAGTAATTGCTTTTTTGTCTGAATTTATTTATTTGATTTTTTTTGTAATACAAAAGATATAAATTTTTATCGGTTTCTATACCCATGTATTTAAATAGACCCATCAGGCTTATAAAAGCCTTTACCAATTCTTCTTGGAACCTAATCTCATCAGTCATCATCTGAGATTTTTTCCAGGGTTTATTCTTCAGATAATTTCTAGCAATATTCAAATGATAAGTGATATCCCACATTACTGATTTATATGATATATATGTCAACTCATTAAACTTATGGGCACCCTCTATTAATCTTTTATCAATGGTTATTCTTTCTTTGATATCTTCAATGTTATCATTGTAGTTATCTACCCTTGTTATGATGTTTACTACATTAGAATTGGATACTTCTCCTATATATGGAGTACATTCTCTCACCCATAGATAACCAAAATCCATTGCTTTTTGAAGAGTATTTAAATTAGCCATACCAGTTAAGTTTTCTACTAATGGGTATACCCTTATTTGGTTATTTAAGTATCTATCTATATCACTGGGTTGAATATTTGAATATATCAAAAGTTCTACCATGAAATGTAGGGAATCAGCTAATTCTTCATTACAATTTTGCAAATGGTTACATATCTTTACAAGCTCCTCTTTATAATTATCACACGAGGTAAGATACATAGTGCTTTGCATTATCTCATATATGAATACCAATGATTCATAGCTTTCACCGAGTTCCTCTATTACTCTGCCTACAAAATCCTTAATCAAGGATTGGTTCTTTTTAGTGTTTACATTTATGGGATAAGGGGGTAAACCCTCTATCCCAATATAATCTTCTAGTAATTCCTTTTGTAAAGAATATATATTTTCTAAGTAAGTATTATCTATTATCTCTTCTGGCTCCTTTAAAATGTCCCGGCTATCCATATTTGTTCAATTACTGGTTTATTTATTTCTGGTAAAATTTGCCAATCTGGTATATAAGTTGATTCCATGTGTTTTTATTTTTTATCCGTTGAACCAAATCCACCAGAACCTCTGGTTCCCCAAGTTTCGGATATCTCATTATAAAGTTGTTGTGGTATTTCTTCTAATTCAGTCAAGAAAATGGGCACATGGATAAATTGGATTAATTTTTTACCCTCTATTGCTGGTACTTCTATAATATTCAATTTTACTATCTCCCTACCAGAATTGAATACACCCAAATGGACTTCTCCAGTATAAGGTGAATCAACTATCTCTGCAGTATAAAGTAAACCCTCCTTAGTTGCTATACCAGATTTATTAGCTGCCATTAGCATAGAATTTTCAGGTTGGATTAAAACTTTGATACCAGAGGGGATTAATATTCTAGATTGGGGCATCATCCATATTTCATGGTTATTTTCCTTGATAATAAGTTCATGCCTATTAAAAGCCGACTTATTCACTTGTATATTGAAGATATCATCATAAGTTAAATAAGGTACATAGAAATCAACCCCAGCATCAGTATGATGAGCTCTATTTGGGGATTTTACATTTCTTACCTTTGTGAATCTCAGAGTTGGTTCCATAGTTTTTTAATTTGTTAGTTTTCTATAAAGCATTCTAGTTTGTTTGAGACTAAGTTCATATTTAGCTTGTAGCTTTTGTATAATAGTTTTTTTATCCTCTCCTTTTCTTTTCAAAGCTCTAATTGTTTTCTTTACTGCCTTTTCATCAACCAAGATTTCTAAATCCTTGAATTGGTTTTCTTCTTCTAATTGCTTTCTAGTTTTACCCATTAAGCTAGCAAACTTCAAGCAACATAATTCTGAATCACCACATTGTTTACATTCTTCAGTTGATAAATCATAACCCTTCCCAAAACAAGGGTCTCCGTTACTGCCAATAGAATTAATATCTATCGGTTTTAATATATCTTCTTCTTTCATGATAAATAAGTTTGATTATTAATAGGTTTCAGTATCTATATGAGGTATATTTATACAATCTCTAGAATCTATGATTGCTAAGTCAATGAGACTTCTTAATTTCATTAGTTCTGATTTATCAACTAAACCTTGATATAAGATTATATTTGAATAATCATCTATGAATTTTACTTGGTACCTATTACCTGATAATTTGTTTATTGTTATCTTATTCATAATGGTTTTATTATTAATGCCATAATACCTAAGGATTAAAGATTAATATTTTATCTTAGTTATCCTAATCCTAATTTTCTAAGATTGTAATTATCCTAATCAATTGAATTAGATTAATTGAATTTCCTTAATTTAAATCTTCCTCTCTCTCGTTCGGAAGAAAAAAGTCATTTACCAATTAGTAAGGTATACTATATCTCTTTGACTTAACTAGGATTACCTTTAATTTTTCTTTTTGGTAATATACTTTCCTATGATTACCATGTCTTTTTAAATACTGACCTGGAAAAATAAAATCATCTAAGTAGGTTTTATTTTTACCTTGGTATTTCCTAACTAATCGGCCTAATATTTGGATTGATTTTTCTCTGGAGTCCATTGAGGCAATGTTTTGTAAATATTGCAACCTTGGGAAATTCTGGCCTCTTGATATTATTAGGGTAGATATTAAAATATCAATTTCACCATCTCGGAACCTTTGTAAAATTTTATCCCTATTTTTAGTTTGATGATGGACATATTCTATTTTCCAACCATAATTGCCTTTTATATTTTGCTCTCTATAATATTCATATAACTTTTCACAATGGTCAATGAATTTACATACAATAATCATTGGGAACCTATTATAGGTAGCATTAAATAAAGTTCTAGTAAAAGATAACTTGTAAGCTCCTATATTATTAATAATAATATTTCTATATTCTTCTGGGTAGTCTAGAGGACCCTTTACACCCGTATAATTTTTAAATTGAGCAGGAATCATTTTAACTATTACCCTAGTGGCATTACCCGAAGAAATTTGTTCATGTAACCTAACCTCATCTACCTTATCACCTATAAATGACATAATATTTAGATTGTGAACCATATCTTTTTTTAGGTTACTCATATATATTGTACCACTTAAACCTATTCTAATATTGGCATTATATAAATGCTCTATTACGGTTTTATAGGTTTTATTATCTATAATATCTGCCTCATCTATTAAAACAATATCCATTTGTGATAAGCTATAAGAATATGATTTTATATTCCTAGATAAGGATTGTACCATTGCTACATTGAAATTACCAAAGGTTATATTATTACCCTGTATAAATTTTATATCTTCATCAGGTAACATTGGTGGAAACTCTTTTTTAAATTGGTTAAACAGGTTGGAATCACTGAGCAATAATATAGTTTTTAATTTTCTCTGAAAACTCTCATGAATTGAAGCGAACAAAATGCTTTTCCCAAATCCTACTGAAAAATCTCCTACACAGATTCTAAAAGGTATATTCCCCACTTTATTATTTAAAAGGTTTTTAAGAGCTACCTTTTGTCTTGGGTATAATTGTTTATCACCTAGTATATCTGGAATCACTGGAATGACATCTTTTTGGTTCCTTTTATCTATAATATTAACTGAAATACCCATATCTATTATTGATTTATAAATTTTGGGTAATAATCCTATTCTAAACCTACCTGATTCTGAGATATATTTTATAAAACCATCCCATTTGTATTTACCTTTTTGGTACATTTGGATATGCCAAGCATTTGGGTGCTTAACCTTATACATTTCAAACAATTTAGAGGATACCAATAGTGGACCCTCTAAACTACACATATTGCCATTATCTATGGTAATGGTCATTTTTCTTTTCTTTTCCATGTTATTTACTTTTTAAAATCATCCCAATCGAAATTTTCAACCAAAGTAGGTTTTTGATAGTTTATATTTAAATTATGGTTTGATAGGTACCTAACCAATCTTTGGTTAGCTTTTTCATTTGATAGGTCCTCAATATTAGGTATACCATTACAAAATTCTAAAGCCTCAAATTGGGCATTTATAAAATCTTCATAATCTACCCCAATATTATCTGCCATTTCACGTGCCCTTAGAAAGTATATATATTTATCAGGTTGAGATTTATAGTTATTACTTACTCCAACCATTTCTAATACTTTATTTGTATATATACTATATATTTCTCTGGTACCTACTGGATTGTTATCACCATTTAATGATTTTAAACTATCATAATAACTTATAATGGTACTGGCATTTTTGATAAACCAAGATGAGCAATATTGATAATTGGGCCTATTAGTTTGGGATAATAATTTGAAACCTATCTCTATGAATTCAAGGTACCCTTTTCTTTTTTGGAAACGATGTGTACTACAGAAATTATTTATTATAGGTACCAATTCTTTTATCTGTATCCATTGGGGTTCATTTTGTTTTATTTTAGTGACACCTATATGCTTTAATTTTACCCTATTAGAGTAAATAATATCGGCTAATAAATTTGCATCACTTATAGAAGAACGGATTCTAGAAGAAGCTTTATCTTGTTGTTTTTTATTAGATATATATAATGACCTGTTATCTTGGGTATTTTCTCTGGCCTTCTTGAAAAAAGAATCTAAAAATTCCTTTGGTAAAGGTGTATTACTTAAAGATTTCCATATCTCTATAAACCTACTTTTAGTGATATGAATACCAGGATCTCTTTTAATTCTTACCATCTCAGTATTTTATTTAAATAACAACTAACTTTAGTATTACTAAATAACACTAAACAGATTACCAATATAACAAATATAAATATAACCGATAATATTAATCCCCATATCCCTGGTATATTCATTAATAAGTATAATATATACCCACATAATACCGTTATGGATAAACATACCATAAAGAATAACCAAGTGGCAAATAGCTTTAAATAAAATTCTTTAAATGAGCTCATAGTTTAATATTTAATTGGTTTTTTAATTCTAAAAGTTCAGTGTAATCCTGATAATGTATTGAATATACATATTTCATAGTAGCTTTTTTCCCTATTGAATTAACATCTTCACCTTCTGGTAAATATACTACTTTTACCTTTTTATAGTTTACTAATTTTAGAGCTAAATCAATTGCCCTATCTTTGGCATCTGGGTCAAAAAGTATTACTACCTTTTCTACTGGTGATTTTATAATTTCATTAATCTGGTATCTGGATATAGCCTTCCCTCCTGAGGCAATTCCTCTGATACCAATGGTTTCAGCATTTATGGCTCCCTCACACAAATATACAGTTCTATACATATATAAGGCATCTTTATTATATATTATAAATGATTTACCTAACCCAGTAACTGAACTATCTGGGTTATTATATTTAGGACCTGAGCCCATAAATAATCTAGCATTATAATATACTAATTGACCATGCTCATGAAACGGTATTATAAGGTACCCGAAATATTTATCTTTAGTACCATAACCCCAACCGGATTTTGCAACTTGATAAATATCAAAGCCCCTTTTTTTTACATAATTTCTGGCAGATTTAGCCAAGGTAGAATTTCCTAGTAAAATAGATTTAAAACCATCTGGGAGATAAATAGGTTTTTTATTTTTAAGCTCTAGATGCTCTTCTTTAAATACATACCCATCATATTCTGAGTTTTCTAATATCTTATAAGCTTCTGCATAAGTATCCACTTTCTCAAGATACATAACTAATTGCAAAGGTGATGGGTGTTCTCCGCACCTAAAACAATTACACCTATTTTTTGAAAGGTTTATACCAAATTTTCCTTCTTTACCACAATATGGGCACCTAGATTTATCCCAACCATGCCTATAAGTTTTAGCCCCTATCTTTTTCTCGAAGTACCTTTTTAATTTGCCTTTAAAATTTGGAGTTAGGTTTGCCATAATTATATATCTCCACCTCTATGTTGTGATTTATCTTTATTAGCAACTGGGTTCATTACCCTTTTCTTATATTCTTTTTTAATCAATGAATCTACTATATTACCCACGGTTTCATCATATTTTTTACGAGCCTCTTTTGAAAATTCTTTCCACCTTTGTCTATCTAAATCAATATTAAATAAACACCTGCCTGAAGATTTTCCATCTCGTTGAACCACTACTTCCATCCTTTGTATATTATTGGATTCTTCTTCTTCAGTTGAATTTAAACCCATTATACATTGTGCATTTCTTATAATGGATATAGCTGAGGCAATATCTATATCTTCATATCTAGTGGATTTATGTTTACTACCTTCTCTAGTAACATGTTGAGCAGTCCAAATTGCCTCTATACCCATATCTTTTGCCAAATTATCTAATTCTATATATACATTATTTATACGAGAAACATCATCTTTATCACCAGTTAATGAAGCTAATTTAGCTGCATAATCTAATATTAATACTTGAATTTTTATACCAAGGTTAGCTTCTACTTTTTGTATTATACTTTTAATGGTATTGGTGTTATCTACTAGAGCTGCTACCCTTTCAACAATAAACTCCACCCCTAACCTTTTATATTTTCTCATGTGTCTTTGCTCTAATTTATCATAGGAACCATATAATATATCTTTACGGGTTTTATTCAAAGTGGATTGTACCATACGTTCCATGATTTGGTTTTTACCATTTTCAGTATCTATATATAATACATTCTTTTTCATGGAAAGGTAACCTCTAGATATATTGATTAATGAAAAAGTTTTTTTGGCTTTTGGTTTATCCAATATAACAAATATACTGCCTTTTGAATACCCACTACCATTTGATAGGTTATTTAATTGCCAATATGGTGTAGGTATAACATCTGGGTCTATTTTTCTCATTAATTGCCTCTTAACTGTACCTCCCACCATTAATAATGGTTCTTCTTCTTTTTGTGGTCTACTGTTCCTTATTATACTTGAAATTTTATTCTGATAGTTTTCATACAAATTAAAATTAGAAAAATCCATTGATTCATTTAGTGACTTTATTTCAACATAAGCTATGAACTTATATATTTGGTCTCTGATTACATCACTATCTTTTAAAGCTACCTCATATAGCTGTTTTATTATATTATTTATTTTAGGTATATCATCTTGTATTACTAAATCTATATAATCTTTACCCTCTAATAAAACTTTACAAGTCTCTATAAGAAGTGGTTTACTAGGTATTTTAGAGTATTTCCTAAAAAACTTTAATAAAGCCTCCATTATTAAGGCATGTTCTATCAATATAAAATATCCAGGTTTTACTTTAGAAATAACCAATGGTGACTCTTTACACTGTATTAAATATCTTAATACTTCTAATTGAAATTCAATGGTAAATGAAAATTTATTGCCATTGTTGTACTTGTTAATTTTTTTAAGGTTTTTCGTAGACATAGGAGTTACTATATGTTGATTACATCTATCTAAGAGTACTTGAAAGTATTATAATTTAATTACCTTAATAACACAAAAAACACTTACTGTGAAAAAGTTTATTATAATTCTACTACCGAATGAAATTTATTATTATATTTGCATTACTAGAATTATAATAAAACATTGAGCATTATGGGATATAGAGGAACTAATGGCTGTGAAATTCACAGGATTAAAGAATTTAATGATTATGATGAAGACCTATTTATAAGATTATATAATACTTGTAAACCCTTAGTAAAAAGCTTATCTAGAAATATTGACCCAAGGAGATTCAATATATCCCAAGATATATTAGAAAGTTACTTCTGGGACAAATTTCTATATGTATTTAATAAATATAAAAACAAATATGAGGAGGAGAGGTTAAAAGCTAATTTATTATCTTCACTTAAAACTTATAGGAATAAATTACTTAGGACTGCCTATAATGGGCAATGCCAATTTAACCAAGAACTTACCTCCTTAGATGAATTAATGGATATTAATGGTAACAAAGAATATTTAGATGATTCTGATGAGGTATCTTATAATGAAGACTTATCTATAAGGTTTCATGAATATATGAAAACTAAACTTACTCCTGATGAATATCTGATATTTGTAACTGAATTGGACCCTCCCAAATGGTTTGAGGATAAAATCAAGGAATCACGGGGCAAATTATCTACACTTCACTTAATAGATTTCTTTGACCTCCCAAGAGATAAAAAAAGTCAATCCATAATATCTAAAGCTAGAAAAAACATAAAGAAAGCTTTAGAAGATGCTAAAACAGAATTTAAACCATAAAAAAAGGGCCTTAGTTAAGAGGTAATATTAGTCTCCTAGCTAAGGCCCAGAAATAACCAACTCAACATGGTTATGGCTTGGTTATATTATAGAACTTAAATTGTCATCTATATAAATTAGGGATTTAGTTATAGAATTTACTAAAGCCAAATTTACATCATTACTATTCAGTAATTTTAAATCTTCTTCATTATCTTGGAATAACCATTCTATTAATACTGCTGAATAATTTCCTAATAATACCGTAAATGAAGCCTCTTTATCCAAATCGCCATCTGTAGTATCAGTTCTTACTTTATACCCTTTTGAAGATGGAAAATCCGATTTTAGGTTTTTCATTATTACATCTGCAAATTTATCAGACCTAGTTTGACCTTTAGAAGTATATATTTCAAATCCTCTAGCATTTTTCCAAGAAGTACCATCCCCAGCTGCATTATTATGCAAGCTTATTAGAAATTTTACTTCATCTGGACTTGATTTTATATTATTTGCAATTTCTTTTCTCTTTGAAAGACCAATTTCAGTTTCTAGAGTATTAGTATATTCAACTCTAAAATTATTATTTTTTAATGAATTTGATAACAGGTTGCATACTTTTCTACTCCATTGGTACTCTTTATGGCTGCCATCTGGGGATTGTTTACCTTTTACATCAATGCCATGTGCTGGGTCAATAATAACAACTAACTTTCTCATAAGCTCTTAATATATTCTAATTTTATACCATTTAAAAATATTGATACTGATTGGTCCATGGTTGATAAAGAGAACTCCTCTTTCGGTATATATATCTGTTCTACTATGAATTCTTTGATTATCTCAGCATCTTCATCTTTTACAATATCACTAATAGGTTTTTCATCACACATAAAGTTAGAGTAAAAAGCACTAAGCTCTGAGAACTCATTATCCACTAATCGTCTAACCTTGCCCAATATAGCATCTTTATTATCTATATGGTTTTCTAACCTAATTCGGATTATTGAATATTTTAGACTTTGTGATAAACAATTAAAACTTCTCCTTATTAAAACCTGAGCCTGGATTTTGCCAATAGTCCTATCTGAGGCACCTTCAAAAAATTCTTGTGTTTTAGTAGCTGCATTATGTATAGTAATAATTTTACTGTTTAAACTTACTATCTGATATATAAATAATAACAATATTAAGATTGTAAATATAGCAAATATACCAAAAGCTACTCTTAAAGCTCCAAAATTATATGTAGCTTCAGCTAAATCCACTGATGATTTGGTTAACTGGCTTACTACTTTATCTAAATCTTGGTTATTTACTTCTTGTAAAAGAATCATCAATACAGTATTCAACATAGTATTACAAATTTGGTATAGTTATTTCACCATAAGAATAATTTCTTGGTATATTGGGAGGGGAAGAGATAAATAATTGAGGTACCCATACTGTGACCTCTATATTATCTTCATCGAGTTCTTCCCCAGAACTACTCAATTTTTTGGTACTTATATTTACAGGTAAATATTTTTTTATTACCTTCAACATATATTGGGCTTCTGGTAGTTTGCTTAATGTATCTGATGATACTGTTTCTTTCATTGTACTATCAGTATATAATTTACCATTATTATATACCCAACCATATTTTTCCATATACCCTATGATAGCATCATAAGGTAAATCAAAACTTATTTTAACATGCACACAACCACCGCATTTACCGTATGGGTAAGTTAAATATTGCCCATACCATATAAGTATTTGGTTATTGTCACCTTCACCCTTATAATAAAGCCTATCCCTTACTATACCATCAGAATCAGGTTTTTTATCATCTTTACCTGGTTGTACTTCTATAGTTATATTGGTATCATATAGCCTACCCAATACTTTATAAAATAAATCAGTTCCCCTGATTTTATATAAAGATATGGCATATTTTAATACCTCTCTAGATGGTGGGTTTGGAAAAGTATTATTTTCATAGGCATTGGCATAAGGAGGTTCCCCTAGAAATTCCCAGATATAATTTAGATATAACTCTTGGCATTTATCAATATCAATAATATCTAGAATATTATCAATATCTGGCACTATATTATTATCTAAATACTCTGAACAAATTTCTATGAACCTCTCTAGAATACCTTTACCTTCCTGGTCTTTATAAGTATCATAATCCCTGTAATAATATGGGAACAGGTTTCTGAATACATATTGCTTGAAGTTTTTAAACCTGCTCATGGATATTTAAGGTTATAGAAGAAGATTTAAATACTGGTAAATTATAATTTTGAGGTAATACTTCTACAAGTTTATTAACATTTTGACTGAAGCTAATTGTTGCAGAACCTGATTTAATATTTTCATTTAATCTCTGTACTGACATCTCAAATTTAACTTCTAGTCCATAGATACTAGATTTATCAGTAAACGTATATACTTTTCCAAACTCTATAGTATTACCACCAGTATCTATAGATACTAAATCACCAGTATCTATAGATACTAAATCACCAGTATCAGTATTTGTAACACTATAAACTGTAGCTATGCCTACAACATCAATTATTTTTATGGTGTAATTAAGATACTCTTTATCAATGTTTGCAGATACTGATAATATTTTTATATAAGGTATGGTGATAATATCACCATTATCACCCTCACTAACTGGCTTAGATATTACTACCAGAGAATTGATTTTTAAATAATCAACTACTGATAGATTATCTATGAGAGAGTATATATCTGACAATCGTATTGGTTTATTGGGATAGGCATTAGCCCTACTATATGTATCTATTAAAACCTGGTTAATAGAATTATATATATCATTATATTTATAAGATTTGTTGCCCCAAACCTCAGCATCAATAAATATAGTGGCCTCTTTTGTAGATTTTACTTCTACATCTACAGAAATTACTTTTGCCTCATTTATAGCTAATGTAACATTACCAATTAAATCAGAACTTGCTTCGGAATTTCCATAAGGGGTTATATATGCCTCTATAAGTTTACCACAAATATAATTTACATAAGCCTTATCTACACCAGGTACATTTCTAATAACTGATTCATAATCATCCTTTGTTACTGCTACACCTAATGATTTTACTGATAATGGTAAATGATTTTTAATCATATCAAAATCTTCATAATCAGTGCCACCACCAGCAGCTTTTGCAAATGATATTTGTGCATTGGGTACTTTACTAGTTATCTGTTCAGGTAAAGTAGTAAAACTATTTTCTGGTACATTGCCATCACTACCTATTGTTATCCAATATTTAGCTCTAAGAGTGCCATTTAAATTCGGTTTTTTACCATATTTACCATCACCAAATACTATATAGGGTCTTAACTGACTATCTAGTTCTACTTTATATACCTTATCATTGGGTCCTGAATAAGCAAAAGTATCTACCAAAGTCCAAGGTTCATTTTGGTTATTATATTGTATTTCTAATACCATAGAACCTTCCACATATTTCTGATTGCTATCTATATCACCTATATAAATATTCTGGTTTGGGTCAGTGAGTTGTCCAACAGTTACCCAATTACCACCATTAGCTTTTTCTTTTTGTACTAATGGTAATATTAATGTATATGTACCATTTTCCCAAAAAACATCCCTGGCTAATATCCAATTATTTTGACTTGAATCGGTAAAGGTTATATTATCTGAAGCCGACCATTTTACTCCGCCATTTTCAAAACCACTTATAGGTGACCCATCTAAGGTATTAATATAAATATCTGTAGAAGCTGGGCTTGCTGCTTTTATATGGTAATCTACCAGTTTAGCATGCTTATATAATGAGCTATATCTTCTAGCAGTATAGAAAAAAGTTTCTCTAGCCATATTATCAATATAATAATGCAAAACTTCTGCTATAGCCGAAAATATAGATATAATAATAATAAAAATATTGCCCTCACTAAAATCAGTTATCTCAGGGACATTTTTATTTAAACTAGTTTTTAACTTTGCCTTAATACTATCAAAGCTTCTTTGATATGGTGTTAACCATGGGTTATTAGTAGACATATGAAATATCGTTAGGTTGATTATATTCGAAATCTAGTTCATTTATATTTTTATCCCCTCTAATGGCATAATAAAGTTTTATATATAACTTTTCCCCACTTCTATTAACCTCAACATTTAAAGCCCTTATTCTGGGCTCCCAATTAGCTATACTAGTAGATAAAAATTCTTTTACTAAGGTTTCTATTACTGTGGTATTTGGCTCTTCTAGACATTCCCATAATCTAGTACCAAAATTCTCTTGCCTAAACCTAAACCCTAATTGATAATTTATTAAAGCTACAAGGTTTTGCTTTACTAAATTAATATCACCCTCTAATATTTTCCAGCTTTTAGTAGTTACTTCTTCCCACTTACCGTTTATCAAAATCTTAGTTTTTACATCTGATAAAATTATTGGGAAATAAGCACCAGAACCAATTGTGTTGAGTTGTTGGAGATTCATAGCTTAATTTTTTTGGAATATTTCTTTACTTTCTATATCATTAGATTTAGTTTCTTTTAAATTAGGTTGCCAAGTAAGTAAAGCTGTTAATATACTAGTACCATCTGATATTGGGGCTGCTGCATTTGGTTTTACAGGCATTATAGTATTTTGTAGAGAAGTTATAGCCTTTTCTATAAGGTTTAATCTCTCTACAATTTTAGTAGATTCTGGTAAGCCCACTTCACCATCATTAAAGGTAATTTTACCACCGTCCTGATTTATTACCTTTATATTAATATTATTTTGGACTTGTATAGTTAAGGTACCACTTTTTTCCGACAACAATATTTTAGTACCATTTAAAGTAACTATACCCATAGTATCATTATCCTCAAAATCCTTAGGTACTTCCCCTTGTGCCCAACTATGATATTCCCAATATGGTTTTAAGGGGTCACCCATTTCAAAAGTTATATATACTACCTCACCAACTTTCGGTATAAAACCTCTAATACCTGAGCCTAGTGAACCATATATACCTTTTGGTAAAGCCCATATTTCTAGTCCCCTTTGAATAGTGGGTATATAAACTTTAAGTCTAGATAAATGTAATGGGTCTTGGTCATCTATAACCATGCCACGGTATATAGAATAATATCTACCTAAATGCTCTACACCAAATTTCTGTATTACATCAGTTATATTCATAATTGGGTATTAAAATCTTGGGTACTTTGAATAGTGGGTATAGATGAATATGATTCATCTGTATATGTTGAGTATATTACCCCATCTTTTACCTGGTAAAAAGCAGATTGACCTTCATCTAATGCCTCTACTGCATTTTCTGTTGTGATTTTATAATATGATGGTATACCATCTTTTATTATACCAAAATCAAAGGTGGGATATTCTTTTTCTACCCACTTTTGAAAATCTATATAGGCCTTCTTTAAATCTGCTTCTACTTTAATTACACTTTGGGATATTTGTATATCATTTTCTTGGAAAGTCACATCACAACTATAACCCGAACTGTTAATACTATGGGTTACACTGGTTATATAATATTTACCAGATAATGGCCCTACACCTCTAATATTAACATTCAAGCCTTCACATAAATTTGGGTCCCCTATTATAGTTGCACTTGCTTTTACTGAATCATATATAGATTGTATCATATCTGATTTAGAAGAAGTTTCCAAATTTTGTATTTGTGGAGATTTTAATACTCTCCAACCCTGTATGGGTACTTCTACTATAACTATACCATCTACATAAACTCTAGATACTTGGGTTATACCATAACCGAGTTCACCTACTGCCAAATCTTGGCCATCAAAACTCATGGTAGTAGTTTTCTCTTCCTTTATTATATTACTACCAAATTGTGATTTTAAATATTCATACCCATTCTTAATTCTAGTAGCAACATTTTTTATGTTATCATTAGTACAGTAATCGCTACAAGTTAACCACCCTTTAATCACTACTTTACGTCTTATAATATATGGCGGTATATTATTACCCTCTCTGATAAGAGTATGTAAATCTTGCTGAGTATTACTGCTATTAAAATCTGATGTTATAATACCTAATCTACTCATTAATTGATTAAAGTAATCTAACCATTCATCAGCACTAACATCTGAGTTAGATAGGTCGGATATAGCATCTTTTATGGATGAGTATTTTGGTAGTGTATCATATTCATCTTCTTGATGACTAAATTCTATGAACTTTCTATTTTTATACCTAGAATCTAATGATTCATAAGGCGTATCAATGGGTAATCTATTTGGGTCTCTATCTAATGAAGTAGGGCCATTATATTCTTCTCCTCCACCATTTATTTCAAAAAATGTACCCAAAGATTCTCCAGTTACTTTTCTGCCCTGTGTATTTATAACTATTGATTGTGGTTTTTTATCAGGGCCCATATTTCCAGAGGTAACTACTGGTACTTTCTCTTTTGAAAAATCAGAACTTACCTTAAAATTTAATATCTCCCCAGTACCACCATTCCATATATAGGTTTTATATAATGGCTCATAAATCTTTTGGTTCCTTATTTCTACTGAACCATCAGGCCTACCATTCATAGTATATGGCCCATTTTTCATGGTTTCATTTACTATACCCAGTATTTGGTTAAACTTGTTATTATAAGTCCCTGTAATTATAGCCACATTACTGTGTACATCTACTACATTCACCAAATAGGCATCACCATCTTCTAATGCTACAACTTGTGACTTATTGGTGGGGTCATATTTAAATACCTCTACTTTTTTAGGAGTACTATTACCACCATTTTTGTTATCAGCAAATTTAGCATTTTCTATATCAAAAAAAGCATTAGGTATATTGCCATAAGTTTGCTGCTCTACATTCTTATATATATAACTCATTGTTGTTCAGTATTATCTTCATTTTTTTGATTAAATACGAAACCTTTAGTTACTTCAGTATGAGAACCCTTATAATCAACCAATACAGTGAATACAGCCTCTTTACCAACAAGAAGTTTTTTTAAGAGCTCTATATTTGTAGCAAAATTATCAGGAAATTCTGAAGGGGCATTCTTATATAAAATGGTTCTATCACTAAGTTTAAGGCTAATATCTACAGCTTGTGGTGTAAAGGATATCTCTCTGCCAGTTACCATTAAATTCCATAGAGGGCCATAAGTATAAGTACCATCTGGATATATCCAACCCCATTTTACCTTAATTGGTGAATATGGTCCAATCTCTCTACTATCTATTATAGAACCATTAGGTACTTTTAAGGTTATTTCTACTTCTTTGGTTTCACCTTCTTTTTGTTCAAAATTAAAGCTGGTAGCAAATACACTTAAAGGTATTCCAGATACCCTATCAATTAAAGGTTGACCACTACCATTAAATAATGCTACATAAGGAGTACCTACTCCATCTGGTAAAATACTTGCCATATCCTAAGGTATATACAATTGAACCCCTTCATATATTTCAATGAAAGGGTTATAAATTGAATTAACATCAGCTATCCTATACCATAAACCGGAATCTCCATAATATTTATATGCTATACTTTGTATAGTTTCCCCTTCAAGTACAGTATGAGTTTTAATATTTGGGTTATCCACTAAAGTAGGTAAAAATTCTTTTCTCTCTAGTGAAATATCTCCATCTTTATAGTCTATAATATAAGCATCTTTATAGGGGTTATTCTCTAGAATATTCATTGCTGATATCCATTTAGGTTAAACAATAATTCATTGGGTATTATATCTACATGACGTAGATTATTTTCAGTTACCCTTTGAAAAATTAATGATTGAGTGGCATAGGTAGGGTATAGTAAATTGTTAGTATATATATTGTTTGATTTTTTATCTAACCAAGTACCATCTTTTTGTAATATAGAAGTACCATAAACTGGTTCCTGACTTACTGAATTAAAATTCTGTAAAGAGTAGCTAGCAGATTTTAATATAAACCTGTAATTGGAAAATATATCAGAATCTCCCCATACAATTTTTAATATAGGTGGTGAGGCTAAATAACCATCGGCTTTACTCCATGATTCTAACAATTTACATTTAGCTAATACATCTTCAGGTTTACCCTTTTGGTTAGCATACCATGATATATCTATAGAAAATGTTTCATTACCACCAGTATATATAGAATATGGGTTATTTCTACCCATAGAATTTACATCTACCCAATTACTACTTGTATTTATCTGTATTTCATTAGGCCTATTTTGTAATTCTAGTATTTTATATGGGCTAGTGCTTATATTTATTATATATACTTTATTTACATTCTTATAAGTCTGGTAGGTAGTATCCCTATCAGCTTTATTTATATTTGAATCAGTATAATCTACTGGTGTGCTTTTCCTTAATTTTATTGGTGATATTTGTGATGAGTCAGTACCTAACCCACTAGTTGATTCAGGAGGTATATTTTCTCTATTGCTAGTATCTTTACCATTAATATTAGGCGATAATCTTTTTAATCCTATGGCAGCTACCCATAATTTATTAGCATGGCTAGTAGTTACAGTTTGTGCCAATGAATCATCTAATACTGAATTTATTGCCTGAATAGCTTTACCTCTTAAACCACCAAATTTTAGTTCTTTTATCTCTTTTTCTACATCTACAGTACTACTGGTTATATTACTAGATTTGTAGTTAGTTGTATCTTGAATTGAAGAATTCCTTTTGGCTTCTAAAAGCTTAACCCAAGGTTTAATATCTGAATTATTTTGTGATATGTTAGCCATAGTATTAAATTATTATCTTACACCATTATTTTGGTTATTAACTTTCTCCAATTGGCTTAGGGCATCCTTGAGCTTTTTAGTGCTTATTACTTTACCAGTTTCAGAGTCTATAAGATTTACAGTAATACCATTACTAAGAGAATTAGCAAGTGATTTTAAAGCATTAGTAGCAGTAGCTAATTCTTCTGATATCCTTAGAGATTTCCTATTGGCAATTCTTTCTTGTTCAGTTTTATATTGCCCAGCAAGGGTTACTACTGAATATGTATTTTTATCGGTGGATTCTTTGGATTTTTTAATCCAACCAATAAGTGATGGTAATAGCATACTTATACTCATTATACCAATACCTATTGGTCCACCAAACATACCTAAGGCACCTCTTAGACCACCCAAAGCAAATTTAGATACAGAACGTAAAATACTTGTACCTTTAAGGGCTGACCTAGCTGCTGATGCACTACCATATTTCATTAGTAGTGACCTATTTCTAGCACTCCTATTATAGCCACCTGATAATGCTATCCGTTCAACATCTCTAGCCCATAGATATTTATTTTGCCCATATTGTTTTAATATATCATCTACTTTATCTTCACCAAGATATCTATTGCTATTCCAACCTATTGACCTAAAATTGGTACCATTCCAAGCTATACCACCTATTGTAGCACCTTGCTTTATCCTTTCTTTTAAGGCCTCAGCATTACCCATTTTAGCCTGGGTTTGTGCTACCTTTACCATATTTACATATTGTTGAGCAGATATAGTAGACTGTTTCCAACCGTGTATCATAAGGGCAAACATGTTACTACCTGTAACTAATGAATCAGTTTTTAACTGTAACATTTTAGCCCTAATAACACCCAAAGCTGTACCAAATAAACCCAGGGTAGTAACGGCTACTGTAGTCCCAGCTATGAACTTACCGAAAGGTGTAGCTACTATATCTCTTATACCTGTTACTAAATCACCAATAGTATTAAATAAAGGTACTAATACTGGTGTTAATTGTTGAGCAAAAGTAGTTCTTAAGTTTTCAAATGAGTTTAATAGAGCATCAGTAGCACCGGATAAACTAGCCATTCTTTTACCCATTACTTCTTCAGCAAATCCATGTGAATCATGGATTTTATCTAACAAATCATTGTACCTATCAAGGTTATTCATTAAAGCTACTGCAGCACGGTTACCTCTTACACCAAATATACTAAGTAAAGTGGAGTTCATGTCAACTGGGCTCATGCCCCTCATAACCATAGCATCTCTAATTTTCCCAATGATTAGAGAGAAGTCTATAAGTTCCCCCTTAGCATTTAGAAAATCACTTTTTGATAAACCCAATGTAGCTAATGTTCTAAACCCTTTATAATTTTCCTCTGATATGGATTTGTTTAGGTACCTTGCCATATTACCTATGGCAGTACCTGCCATAGAACCTTGTATACCTGCATCACCAAGTACACCAATTAATGCAGCTACTTGGGGTAGATGCTGACCCAAGGTTACCATATCAGCACCAGCATATTTAATTGCCTCTGCTAAATCAGTCATTGACATGTTAGCAGAAAGAGTGGCTTTAGTTAATTGGTCGCCCACTACTGTGGAAGCCTCAGAAGCCTCAATTCTAAACATTCTCATAATGTTAGTAATTAAGTCTGCTGCACCACCTTTACCAGCAAGCTCCATGCCAGTAGCACCAGCTACAAATGAAGCCCCTCTAATCATATTATTGATTTCCTCAGCAGTATTACCGGCCATTGCCAAGTATCTCATACCGGAGGCAATATCTACTGAACCAAACATAGTTTCCATACCTAATGATTGGGCAGTATCACTAAGTTTAGCTATTTGCTCTTCAGTAGCTTGGGTAATAGCACCAACGGTAGTCATAGTATCTATGAATATATTACCTTCTTCTATAACATTCCATAGACCCTTGGCCATACCCTCAAATACATCTCTACCAGTAGTTAGCAAGGTTTCTGCTGTTTGTAAATTAGCCATTACGGCCATTTTTGCCTCCCTATGTAAATTACGTATTTCTTTAGAGGCAGTTCTTGCTTCATTAGAAAACCTATCCTTTAATACTAAGGCTATACCTATTTGTAATTGGGTACCAGAAAGGCTACCGCTGGTTACTATTGCCATTATTTATTTAATTTTTGTAATTCTTCATAATAGGTTGTAGCATGTTTTATAAGCTTTAACCTGTGTCTTATTGGGAGATATAATAAAGTTTTATAATCTATGCCAATTTTAGCATGGTGTAGATATACAAAATCATCATCTACATCTCCTCCGGATAGAAAAAACCTTTTAGAGCCATTATACTTACTGTACTAGTAAGCTCTGGGTATTTTGGGTTATTTATAACCATGGTACCATCAAACAATGGGTCGGCCTCATTTACTGCACTTCTTATTTCTCTCATGTCTTTAACTGTAAATACATGAAAAGAAGATACTTTTTCCCATTTGCCATTTACTTGCAACTGTAAATTACGAGCTTCTAATTCCTTATTTTTAGTACGGGCCTCTACTGGGAGGTTAATGATAAAAGATTCACCCTTTGCCGTAATAAGGTCAAATTTCACTAGTTTACCTGAAGTAAGGTTTATTTCTATATCTGTAAATTTACCTCCATTCGGGTAATATGGTATAGCATAAGGTTTAGCCTCAATATCCTCAGGAGTGGGGAGTTCAGAATATTCAAATAAGAACTCATTTAGATTTTGTACATAAGTAATTACTCCACCTTTATCTTTTCCCCAATCCCAAGTAAATTCCAATTCTTCACCAATTGAAAATATCCTTGAATTGATTAAGATAGCATATCTATCCAATGCCGGCATATTATGGGCTTGTTCTAGAGTTAATTTTCTATTGGTAGTATAATTAGTATCTATAACTATACCAGCAATAAACTTTGAAAAGTTCATTAGATTTGCCGCATCAGCTGGGTTTGATATTACATCATCATCATTACCATTTTGCTCTCTTATGGTATATTGATAACCCGAAGGAGCTGTAAAGGTCATACTTTGACCTAAAATGTTTTCTGTTTCCATAATTTTTTTGTGTTGAGTTGGTTATTAAAAAAACAATTGGGAGACCCAAATACATGAGCCTCCCAATCGATAGTTAGAGAATTATTTATAATTTTTCTATCAAGTCTACTGAGAAGTCTACTTGTTCTATAGTATTATCAGAACTTCCTCTTGACATTTCTTGTCCATTTATTCGGCATGGCCAAACTCCTGTACAAATCCAAGTATTAAGAACTGATACACCATCTTCGGCTAACTCATTTACTGTACAAATATCTTTATAATCTGTTGGTACTAAACCACCTTTTAATACCATACTTTGAACTGAATTCATCCAATCCCAAAGTAAAGTATCAGAACCACTTGTACTTTCCAATTTAGTAGCAGTAAGATTACCTATTGTAACTCTACCACCAGTTTTAACCTGAAAATTCAAATCACTATGTTCTACTTGTTCCACTGATACTTCCGGTAAAGTAACTGATTGGAATAACATAGGTGTTACTGGGTGTTTAGCAAAATTTATACTCCAAAGGAATTGCTTTCTTGGGTTTTTTACCACAGCACCAACAGTTATTTGTGTTCCTCTTGCCATGATTATATTTAATTTTTAAAATTCTGAACTAGAAGAAGTAATATTCACACTGTTATTAGCAGCATCAATTACTACATCTACTGTAATTTCTTGCAAAGGTACAATATCTTTATATTTGATTACCAAATGATATTTACCTTGTCTTACATCGGCTTCATTATTTACTTGAAGGTCATCATAAGAAGTGGCATCCTGGTCTCCTATCCAAGTATACTCACTCATAGCTTGTCTATTTACCAAATCATCCATTACTTCTTTACCTTCATAGTACATGGATTTCCATGTACTCCAAGTATTAGGCTCCTCTAAATAACTTTCTAGAATAGGTCTTAAACTTTTCTTTATATAAAGATTTAGTCTTACTATAGAAAGGAATTTCTCGGAATCATTTTTTGGATTTGAAGTAAACCCATGCCATAACATGGTTTGTTTACCACTTGCCCTAGTATCCTTTATTACGAACAAGTTACAGTACCAATCAGCAAGTTGCTGAAGTTCTTCTACTTTACCAGGCCCACCAAGATTTTCCATTACTGGACCCTGTGCTTGTGTAATAACACCTCTATTCATCCCAGAAAATGAATACCAAGGACCGTAATCTGAAGCTGAAGTATCACCAAGACCAATTACAGAACCTAATACATCACAATTCTGAAGAGAACCATATTCATCGTAATATTTTATGCCACCAGCATAATAGGCTACTGATTTTGAATTCCCTATGATGGGCTCATTGGTTTTTAACCAATTGGTTACCTCACTTACAGTACGAATATCTCCAGATTCATTATATTTGGGCACTTCTACATATAGTACCAGCTCAAACTTATTAGCTACTTCATTAGCTATTTTCTGGTATATATTTATTGGATTTATATCTTCCCCATATTGGCAAAGGTGAGAGCATATTAACTGGTACCCATCATTATATGCTTCAGTAGCTTTATAAGCTTGGTACCAAGTATCATTGCTAGCATCACCACCGTTACTACCTATACCTACTAACAAATAGGTATTAGCATATTTTTCAGATAAATCAAAATCATCAAGAGTAATAGTGGGCACCCAATTTGAATAAGTTCTAAGCAAGCCTATAACATTATTCATATCTTTTATGGTAGCCTTTACCTCTTCCATATTAGTACCCTCAGATTCAACTGAATCTAGTACAAATTGTATATTAGGGGCATTATCAATATAGGATTGAAATACATTGGCTTCTATGAATGGGTTATTCCCATTTGAATATGAAAATATCATGGTGCTGTCCAACATGTCCTCTGCTGGGGCATTACCATTACCATCAAATCCTATTGTTTGGTTAAAATATATCTTATTAGTAGGGCCAGTTGAATTAGTAGTATATATGTAAAAATTACTATATGAACTACCATTAGCATCCGTAACCTTACTACCCATTTCCTTGGTTTTAATATTAAGGTTTACAGTTATGCTTTCATTAGAGGTCTTTGGGTTAGTGAGTTTTATGGATAATGTAGAAGGTTCACTATTACCCACTGCTGTAACAGTAGACTCTATATTATCAGTTAAAGTAAGACCACCATATCTAAAATCTTGGATTACTACTGTAGTAGATGCCTTATAAGTTTGATTTGAATATTTGGTTACCCAAGTATTTTGTCCATTTATATTACCCAAATATTCAAATGTAATGGGTTCATCACCCAATTTACCTTCTGGAGTACTCTGACTAAAATTACAAGTAAACTTGAGTGATACTTGATTGTTAGTATTAAAATAATAATACATTTTAGCAGTATCATCACCAGGTTTACTACCACTGCCTTCCCACTCAGCTGATTTTATACTGGTAGTACTGGCTTCCACATTAGTTCCTGGTTTAGCTTCTCCATAAGTAGTATTACCTGCACCAGCAACCCTACTTACCCTAAGTATAGAGCCAAGTTCTAATGCCTTCTTAATATTAGATACTGAACCATCTGGTACTATCTCATTCCCAAATATTCTTTGAAATTGAGAATAACTCCTTATAAGCTGACTAGGGTCATTGAATGGGCCTTTGGTAGTTCTTGCCAATACATATGATACCCCTAACAATGGTGTACTATTCTGTACATTATTGTTATAAAAATTAAAATTAACCTGAGGTGTGTTAGGCATAATTTTATGTATTAAAGTTTTTATTAAGATTGTATATTGAATGAATTATTAAAAGATTCATCATAGGCTTCTACTAGTACCGATATATCCTTTATTGGTACCAAATCCAATGGTTTAGTATCTTCATATACCAAAGTATCTTCAATTACAAATTGGTATATCTTTTCCATGATTCCTACCTCTGTATTTGGTATATCAAAGAAATTCACTAACTCTAAGAATATATTACCACTAAATAAAAATTCTTCTTGGTTATACGGTTTTATATAACCTCTTTGTGGTATGCTATAAAAAGTTATTTGGTGTAATAATCTTAAATCTTCCTGAGTACCAGCTACCAAATGTATATCTATATATTGGTCTATTGTACTATATGGTACCTCAGTTGCAGTGTAACCTATCCCCTCTTCTTTACCTATTAATTCTTTTGGTAAACCTATATTACCGGGGTAAAACCCTCTCGCATTTACTACAATTCTTGGGGTTATTTTCATATCTTTGGATTGGTTATTACCAGTACCAAAAATACCTATGAATTTTTTCAAGGCCTTTTTAGCCTCATTATATTTTTTTGAATTAGCCTCACTGATTGGTAGGTAATCCTCGGGATTAATAGAATACCCGAGAGCTACTGAAGTATTCAGTAAAGCTGAATAAATAGACCTCTCTATTATTTCCTGAGAATTTACCATTTTACTTGATTTGGCCTTATTTTAAAGTTTTTATATAGGGTTTGCCTTATACCTGTTAGTATTTCTTTATTAAGCCTAGTTAATCCCCCAGCTTCTTTAAAAGTAGGGTTCCATAAAGGTCTTGGAGGTATAGTACCACCTTGTTTACCACCTCCCATACCTCCAGTACCATACTCCAGTATTCTAGCTAATATACTTAGTGATATACCACCCGAAGAACTTCTAGCTTTAGAATTTAAAGGCAAACCAACTATAGTTGAATTTTTATATCTATAATACCCGATAGATTTATAATAACTACCAGTTAAGTAGTAAATATTGTGGTCACCATATCTTTTTTTAGTATACTCTGATAATGGTTCCCAATGGGTATTACCTGGTGGGTTACCAGTTCTTATGGCTCTTTTTACTATCCTAAGAACTATATTGGAAAATTTCTTAGTACCAATATAGTATCCCTCTAATACTGATGGCCCAAACCTATCTACAAAATCCAATGCCCTTATCCATTCACCATCTAATAATATTTGAGGGTTTAAATTTTTAGGGTTGGGCAATCTTATAAGTGTAGATTTTTTAGCCATCTAGTGTACAATTTTTAATTTTTAGTATTATATCTAAGGTATGCAGATATATATCCTGCTACTACGGATAATATTACCCATATAGCTAATAATACTGATTCCCATATTGGTATATATTTCCAAAGGAAAGCGATAATTATAAAGTTTACCAAAAAGTAGGATATTAATACCCACTGTATTTTAGATAGTTTCATGTTTATAATATTTTTTATAATTATGACTATTGAGGGTAGTAACTTACTAACTCTAGCCAAGTATATGTAACCAATAAGTTAAGATTACCTTTTATACTTGGTTTATTTTCGTCATTATAAGTAAATATTTGTGATTGTGATATACTTATTACTAGAGTACCACTTCCAGTAATACCTGGGTTTATAAGCCCATTATATTGCCTATATATGGTTACCCTAGAATTACTGTTTTCATATCCAACTGGTACAAAATTCAATTGTGAAGCAATTGTACTTGAACCATCAATGGGTATTATTATAAGTATAGGCATTTTCCTATCGGCATAAGTCTCTACCATACCAGACTTAGCTGAAGCATCTATTTTTACATTTACAGATGTTATATTTTCAGGTAAAGTACCAGCTATGCCATATATATTATTAAATTCTAAGATATCTTCACTCAGGTCTGGTAGCCCACTTGTATTACCTACATTTGATAGGTTATAATAATTATTCTTATAACTGGATAGAGCTCTGCCACTACCATAATAAGCCAAATTAGCCACATCCTGTAAAGTAGTATATTTATTATACCCTACTTGTATTTTACTACTATATAATTTATTTTGTTCTGTAATATAAGTAAGGTCACTAGAACTTATATCTTTGAATTCAGGCATAACTATAATACTTGTTGTGTATAATAACCCACATTTATAAATATATAAGGATAATTAGCAGGTACTACTTGAAAAGTCAGGATAGCATGGGTTGCCCCATCAGGTACTACGTTCCAATTGACTTGTGGGCAAGCTACCATACTATTACCTTGACCAACTGAAGAACCTTTTACAAATTTTATATTTGGTATAAAGCTAATAGGAAGCCATATCATACCAGGCTGTAAGTAAAAATCTTCTTGGCCACCATTTGTAAAACTACTAAAAAACCTAATATTTAAGGTTGAAGGTGCAGTACCCCATAACCTATAATATCGGCCCATATATACATCTAAATTACTACTACTACTACTACTACACCCTTTAGATATACCCAGCATATATGACTGTGTTAAAGCTAATCTTTTTTGACTAGATGTACCGGATTGTTGGATATTAGTTTTTGTAAGAAGTGATAAATCAGCTACATCTTGAAGAGATGTACTCTGTGATGAACTAATCTGTATTCTTTCCGAACCACTTGGGTTACCATTATAAGTAAAGGTAGATATTTCTTTAAATGTAGGCATATTTATGTTGTTTTTTAATTACTTAATCCCAAACAGATTTTACATCTGAATAAGTGCCAACTACAGAAGTATATTGAGCTGATATAAAATTATCTTTTAACTGGGTGGTAAAGTTATAGGTTTCTTGTCTTCCATAAGTAACAGTAACCATAGCTTGCCTATTAGTATCACCAGTATTTAAAGCCCAAGTAGTAACTCTTCCATTTTGTGTAGCTCCACCTAAACCAGACTCTACTACTACTGAGTATGATGCAGAAGTACTTACATCTACTGTTTGTTCACTACCAGAAGTATATGATTCCATGGCTTTGGTAGTCCAAGTTACTGTACCACCAGTGTATGGTATAGTACTAATTGTTCCACTACTTGCCACACCAGTTAGAGTTAAGCCATCTATAGTTTTTGTGTTAGCAGCCTGTGTTATAGTTAGGGTATTAGAAGTTATTGTTTTACCAGATACATTATATGTAGCATATACTTTACAACTTCTAGCAGAACCAACTGTTATATCTCTATCCTCCGCACTTACGGTACTACCACTAATTGAAAATCCAGTATGAGTACCACTAAAACTATAAGTTGGAGTAACTGATACTTTACCTTGAGATACACTATTTCTTATGGTTTCCAAAGTGGCACTTATAGTGGTATTATCGGCATAAGCTGCCAAACTAGTTTTACTAGTGGTTATTGTAAGTATATATTCATATACAGCAGCATTCTGTTTTACAGTTAATTGTGCAACACTCTGGGCTGAAGTTGATAAACCAGGTACAGTAGTTCTAAAAGTTACTACTTTAGTTCTTGAGGATTCTACCATATTTTCATCTGAAGTAACATATACGGTTTGATTCCCTCCGCTTGGATTTATCCATATATATAAATTACCAGATGTTCCTCCACCCCATGCTATGGTATATTTTTGGTAATTGGAAGGAATTGCCATAACTATTTAATAAATTTAGCTAACAAAGCATTGTCAGCTTGTTGTGTTATCAATAGATTTACTTTACTAGTGGTAGTTTGGCCAGAACCATGAGTACCAGTAAATGCTAGGTTAATATTCCTAGATACACCAGTATTATTTTCATCTGATGATACTTCTATCTCACTATCAGAATCAAGTTTGGTTAAGTTAAAGTAGAAATTATCACCAGAGCCATCATCCCAATTTATAGTTATATAACTGTTAGAATTTGCCATACCATATTTATATTTAATTGGTGATATATGGGGTACATTCAAACCCCATATACCTAATAAATTTTCTACTAAGATACCGTGAAGGTAGTATTGGTAGTAACTTGAACCGAAACTTCTGAACCATCTTGAGGTACAGTAATAGTTTCTGGGTTGATAGACAATGTAGGGTCACCCTCAGTCTGATTAAGTGTAATTGTAGCAGCTACTGAAGTACTGTTAGCTTTTACCGTTATCTGTTGGCTTCTAGCATTTACTGTAGTATTAGCAGCCGCATTTAAAGTTAATGTAAAATTGTAAGAAGCAGTTGCACCCGGGTCACCCTCAATTGCAGCCCCATTTACAGTACTTTTACCAGCAGCCTGATATGTAATACTGGTAATATCAGCTGTTACTATATCACCACTGCCTTTTGTAAAGGTAAGTTTAGTAGAGTTAGAAGTACCAGTGATGGTTATTACCCCACCACCCTTATCTACTGCCTGAGTAGTACCATTTGTGAATTTAACAAACTCATTAGCTGCTTCCAAATTAGCAGTAAAAGTTTTACCTGTGCCACCTTGAGGTTGTACAGTATAAGTAGCCGTTTGTATTGTACGGTTACCTTGATTAGCTCTCTGAGCTCTTACTTTTAATTCGGTATTACCAGAACCACTACCAGGTGATACTATAATACCATTTTTTGTTACATCAGCCATTTTTTTTTTTTTATTACAAGGGTAAATACTCTAGCTTACCTGGAAATCGGTATTGGTATATACCATTGTAGTATCTTCTAAATTATTATTAAATAAAAGGTTAACTATATCCTTTTCTAGATATAGGTATATATTATCATTATTAAATACAACTGTTTTATTGTATACTATTCTAGATATCACCCTTTTATTAAAAATAAGCCTACCGATTTTCCTTTTATTAAAAATCATATAACTTGAAAATTGTACTCTACCTCTGCCAAAGTAGAACCACCATCTATGTTAATTACCCTGAATAACATAGAGTAATCACCTTTATCAGTAAAGGTAAGAGTTAGGTTTACATTTTCATTGGCATCTTCCTCTAATGGGAACCCAGTAGCATCATTACCTATATATCCCCTATCAGTAAATTTATATTCTACTCCTTCTGGGTATTCAGTTTCTATGACTACCTTTGATTCATCAAATGGCTTAGATTGAGTATTAATAAACAATCTTGCAAAGTCTATTCCTGATTCTCCAAGGATATAGGTACTTATATTTACAGGTAATTTATATGGAACCCCATATACAGGGGGTTCCATATTTTCGGGTAATTGGATTTGATAAGTAGATTTCTTTTCCATTGGTAAATATTCTAAATATAAAGTATTATCATAAACACCGGGGGCTTTGTCCACTATTTTTATATCCCTTACTTGTTCAGAATATACTACTTTCTGGAATTCATTGAATATAGTTTTATTCTGAACTGGGTTAATGGATTCTGAATTTATATTATCATCTACTACTCCTGAAAAACCTATTGGTACCTGAGTCCAATATTCAGTATTGAGCCAATTAGTAGATAAAGTACTTGTAAATACCCATATTTCTGGTTTAGGTGGTTCCCCCTTATTTAAAAAAATAAGTACCCTACAAGTATTCTTAAATTTATCAGATACCAATGGTAAAGCCTCTTCTAAGGTTAATTGAAGTGGTATACTTATTGTAGACCTATACCTTGTTGAGCAATTTATAATACCATCAAGTAGTATCTGGTTCATCTCTTTTGTGGTGAATTGAAGGAGGTTATCTTCGCAACACCCGCAAGTACAAGGGTTATTCATCTTCTACATATATTGTGTGATTATATTTGTCATGTAAAACACCGTCTAAGGTACATAATGGTATATCAGGAGGTCCTTGAACTCTTATTGGTAAATTACATATGTCTTTTACCATATTACCTTCTGAATCCAATAACCATATACCTTCATCAGTTACTACCTTAGATAGAGGGCCAGTATAACTATTTAAAATTTTATCTGATTCTTCAGGGTCTTCTCTTTGTAATATTACAAAGAATAATAAGGCTTCATCTTTTGCTTGAGCTACTTGTGTATCACCACCAGGTCTATATACTTTACCATTTACTATAAACCTATCATCAGCCCAGTTATAATCCCAATACCCATATTGATTAACTAAACTGTTTAACCTTAACAACCTAGCTGATATGTATAACACTATATTAGAGTAATCTAATTCTCCGGATATAGTATTTGGTTGTGTTGGCCAGGATTTTATATAGTTATATTGGAATAATCCTTCTAAATAATATGGTGTATATACCGTACCCAAATCTTCCCCGAATGGTAATGGTTGGTTGATTTTATTAAGCCAGAGGAAGGGTTGCTTACCAGCATCCACATCCATAAAGTCATTTATGATTTTCTTATACCGGTTCCAATCTATATCAGCAACCCTCTTTTTTCTCCTCATAGCTTATTCAATAAATTTAGTGGGTCAGGTCCACTTATAGGACCAGGTTTACGTCTATTAACCACTCTTGGTATTACAACTGAAGTTGGTCTACCACATATTGGCAGATATATTTCTAACCTACTTGCTAGCATACATAGATTTTGTTTCATTATATCTATAATACCCCCTGGTTGCATAGCTTTAGTAATAGCCCCCGATATATCGGAATCATATGCAGTACTATCAAAATATTCCACTTCAGTAGGCCCAGTTGATATTTTCTTTATACCATTGTTGCCATCTGAAACATCGTTATTATCAGATTGAGATGTTGAATTATTATCTATAACTGAATGAGCTAAAGCTTTGGATAAATTCATTATCTCATTTATAGTAAAATCATAAGCAGCCAATTCCATTATTAACTGGTTTTCCAGAGCTTCGTAATATAATTCATTATTATAATATTCTACTGGAATGCAATGATTTACTAGAGGTTGTATATATAATTGCCACTTTTCTATAAACATCTGTTTAGTAGATTGTGGTATATCACCTACCAAATCAGTTGGTAAATATATATCAATCAAATCATATATAGAACCTGATAAATGAGTTTTTACTTTATCAGTAACTATAATGGTTTGTTTTGAGTTACCTACTGTTTGGTTATTTTGGTCCTTTATATATAAATTTACCTGATATGAACCACAATATTGATATGTATGTATAGGGTTCATCTCATTGGATTGGTTATTATCACCAAAATCCCAGAGGTATATATAACCTTCTGGGATTTCTTCAGATAAATTTATAAATGTTACCGTTAAACCTACAGTAGTATATCTAAACTTTACTACCATAGATATTTTTATTATTTTTGAAGCTCTTCTGATATTACACTGATAATATCATCGGCAGTATCACCATCCTCTACTGAAATTTCCAAGCTATTAGCAATAGCTACCAACTCATCAAAGGTAAATGAATCATTTGATAATTTACCATCTTTAAGAAGTTTTTTATACTTCTTAGTGAGTTTATTTGTATCTATCTCAATATTATTATCCTCAACTTCAGGTTGAGCATACACTAAATGCCCATTAAGGATTGCTTTTTTAACTTTATTAGAAGCCTGTGCTTTCACAGTAAGCTCCTTTATTTCACCCTTGTAAACGGTAAATCCAGAAGCTATATCATGAAATATACCTGCATTCTCATTTAAACTTACATATTTTGCCATAACTATATTATTGATTATTTCGTATATATAAATAAGAAAAAGTAATGGTTTAAGTTTTTACGCCTAAACCATTACTTGAGTGAACATTTACTGTTCTATGTTTACCTGAAGATATGGGTCTATATCCATATAATCGGGGAACCCATTATCAGCAAACTCTTTAGTGCTATCAACCAGGATAGCTGCATCTTTATACATCTTAGAGAAACCAGTAGTAATAGTGGCATATATAGCTTGGGTCTGATTAGATACAATTCTTTCAGATTCAAGCAAGAGTTGACGGGCTGTTAACTTGATAAGGGCAGCTCTTGGGTCAACCATAAGTACATTATTATCAGGCACACCTGGGTGAATAAAGAAATCAGCATTGTTAGGTACTGGAGTCTTCAAGTTAAGAGTAGCTTGAGGAGTACCATACATACGGATTTTAAATTCAGGCAAATCCAAAATATTCAAGGCCTCAGTTTCATCACCAATCATGGTTCGGAAGTTTCTACCGAGTCTAGAAGCACGAATCCAAATACGAAGCAAATCTTTATATTGGATACCATTAGTAGTATTATCTACACCAATTACCGGGGCAGATTCAGAACCATCTTTAAGATTACCATTAATGAGGGTATCAAGTGCCAAAGTATCAAGTGCATATCCCATCTGAATACCAAAATCACGGAGGAATATGCTCATTACATCAAGAGATACATAATTCTTTACCTCATCAGTAATTTTAAATCCCTTACCTATTTTAAATAAGGTAACTGATTTTTGCCCAAAGCTTACCGTACCCAGAGGAATAGTTTCTGCTTCGTTCACTCTTGCCGGGGCTGCATCCGAGGGGTTAACGAATGGCATGATAACCGTAAGAGAAGAAATAGATTGGTCAGATGCAATAATATTAGGATAAAAAGGAGCCTCTTTAATACCCAAATAAATAGCATTACGTATAATCTCAGGTACCAACCAACGAATGGATTGGTCAGGCATAGTCATAAGATTTTCCATGGTAGTAACCTTGGTATTTACACCAATTTTATCCATGTAATCATCCATGCTAATACCATACCGATTTTGAACAAATTCTTCAAATGAGATATCAACAGGACGTTGATTTACGCTTCCACTACGAAAAGCATCTAGCTGCTGAACTGACTGAGGTAATTCTTTAATAAAATCAGCAGCCTTCATTTTTTCAATATCTACTTTCATAATTATATAATTCCTTATTTATTATCGTACTAAAACTTGAATAAGTTCTCCAGCGGATGATGCAGTGTTAAGAGCTATAAATTCATCATCTATACCTTGATTATATTTAATATACGTATTGGTGTCATCTACTGGAGCTGTGGGGTCAGGAGTAACTGGACCAGCTTTAATTTCACCATTAGAAAGACCATATACTACCATAAAACCTCTTACAGCAACCGTAACTTCATTACCAGGATAAGCAGGGTAATAGCTATCAGTTACAGCAATACCAATGTAGGGTCTACCCCCATCTTTTTTCCAAGCCTGGATAGTACCATCTTCATTAATTTGAACAGGTTGACCTTGAATAATATTTTCACCTGTTTTTACCACAAATGCCTGATGTAATTTGTGGGATTCACTTTTATATATGACTGCTTGAGGGGTTTTTTGTCCTACAAGAGCCATGTCCTGTGGGTTGTTAATCTTAATCATAAGTGTTTATTATTTTAATTTATTTTTAGCAATATCACCAAGTACGTCTACTACTGAATCATTTTTTTCTGCCTCTTTATTCTCTTCTTCAACTACCGAACTAGCTCTGCTAACATTTTTAGAACCACAATCTGAGCAATGAAGAGGGAATTTTTCTTCCAACTGATTCTCATACATTTTATTAAGTGATGTAAGAGTTTGGATGCTAGTGCTATCAGATTCTATCAATGCCAAAATATTATCATCAATATTTTCGCCCATTAATTTTTTATAGGAGGCAATGGCATTATCTCTAACCTCTTTAAGGTGCTGGATACCTATATTTACCATTTCTTTATTAGATTCAATAACATTCTGGTAGTTAGATACCTCATTTTTTAAATTAGCAATTTCAGTGTCCTTATTACCTAGACTTTCTTTAAGTTGGGTAATTTCAGATACCATACCTTTTATCTGAGATAATGCCAACTCCATTGAAGGTTTAACACCTTCAGCCAGACTAAGCAAACCTTCACCGAAAATAGTTTCAAGAAATTTTTCGTCCATGTTAGTTTTACTTTGTGGTTTATTTTTATTATAAGAATTAATGGTATTGTACATAATATCAATTTCTTGGTTGCCCTTAAAATCATAGTATGCCAACTTATTTTTTATATCTTCTTTATTTACTGGTGCCTCACTAAAAGAATAATACACTGCCCCAGCATATTCTGGGTTAAGTATTTTATTATCCACTACTAATTGTGCAAATGGGTCAGCACCATGTGATACTAATGATGTTTCTTTATATGATATAATCCTAGTAGCTATACGTCTAACCATTGTACCATCCTCTGCATAGGTACCAAGCTTATCATAAAATTCCCATTCTTTTTCAAATTGGTGAGATGGTTTCCATTCAAATTGTACAGTTACTGAATTTGAATGAATTGAAGGTGGGTCCATATTAATACCTCTAGCTATACGAGGATTTGAAACGCCATCAATTTTAAGTACCCCATTTATCCCAGCAGGGATTTCTATCCCATCTATAGTATAACTATTTTGCCATACTACGGATTTAACAGAGCCTATTGCATTTGCTACATCAGTTTCATGGTCGCAATTTACTGTTTGCCCCACTAATAAGTGCATAGAATCTTTTAATACCTTTTCTGGGAATTCAGTAGGGTTATAATTTTTAGATACTATACAAGCTGAGAGCAACCTAAACATAGGCTCTATAAATTCTTCCTCACTGGGATTAAATTGCTTTGGTGTTACATCTGGATAATAAGTATTATAGTTAATATTACTACCAAATAACCCAAATTTATCTACTGATTCTTTATCAATTTTAGAAGCCTCATAAAACCTATCTGATACTTCATTTATAGGTATATTGTATGAGGGTACATGTGAAGATAAAATACTATGGCCTGAACCAAGTACCATAGTATCTGTATAAATTTTCTTACTCATAATTATCTAGTTTTAGTATCCTGGTCTTTACGTTTAGGCATTGGATTATTTTTATCCCTAGTTTTCCTATCAGATTTATCTTTGTCAGCCTCCCTTTTTTGTTTTTTAGCACTATCTTCTATATCTGATATATCATTATTTATTTGCCTTGGTTCTTTTTGGTCTGGTTTTTCATAACCCATAGCCCAAGCATATTGTTGTTGGTTTATTATACCTTGATTATACAAAGCTTGAAGATTTCTTATCTTATATTCCAAACCCTGCTGAACCTTTAATTCATCTGATATAGTAGAAGTACCAAATTCTACTTTTATACCCTTATTATTAAAACCTGATAGTCTTAACTCTAGAGTATATATAAATTCCAATATATGGGAAACTAACATCTGAATATTCTTTAACTGGGATATCATTTTGGATAAAAGGATACCAGCACCACCTTCAGTATTAGAAGTTTGTACACCAATTATATTAGAATTTATACCTAAACCATTAGCCACGGATTGTTGGTTCATTGCCCATGGTTTTTCAAGGTTTTGTAAAGATTGGGTAGTTGAATTCAATTTGAATTCATGATCTTCTTTATAACCGGTTACTATACCATCTTTTAAACCTCCCATCATATTCTTTTTAAGCTTTACTAAGGTATTATTCAACCTAGCTCTATAAGCTTGAACACTTTCATTTGGTTCTCTTGGAGGCTTTTCCATTTTAGCTTCCAAAAACCCAACCATACCCATTAATTCCATGATATGTTTAAAATTTATCCTCATATCATGTTGCCCTTTTATAGAATCAAGTGCTGCCATAAAAGGTGGTACTCCATAAGGTTCATCAGTATCATTATACATACCTACATAAATATAGGTTTCTGTATTCAACTTTATAAAGTCTGGTTTATCATTTAAAATGGTATATGGGTTTTTTTGGTATGGGTGGTATACACCATTTTCTAACCTTCTAAAATATATATTTTCTGGGTTTACAAAAACTATGGTTGATATACCATCTAATTTATTATTTGGTACAGCCTCTATAGATATGGCCCCTGAGGTTAGACATTGTACAATAAACCTATTAACTAAACCATTTATTCCAGCAGTATAATTACTCCACCTTTTAGAAACCATGGATAGATGTTCTTTCATCTTCTTAGCCTCCTCTGGAGTATTATTAGGGAAACTTATAGTATGACCAGTATTGGATAATTTAAACATATCCTGAATGGCAATACTCATATCTGGGTTTACCTTATATAAATCCCTTATTAATGGGATTATATTACTCCTAAATGATGGTGTTACCAAATTTGTTATATCCCTTAAAGATACAACTAACCCCTGGCTAGAATCATCAGGTACTGATACTCTACCAGGAGGTATAGATGAAGTATCTTTATCAGGAGCTTTGTTCTCTATTACCTCTGAATGATTCCTAAACCATTTTAGAGGATTCCAAGTTATCTCCATATTTTTTTATATTATTTTTATTGTGGTAATACAACTTCATCTCTAGAAGAGAACTTACGTATGTGGTTACATATAGCTTTACCAAATATATCATCATCAGAATAAGTCTGACCCTCAAAATCAATATCTATTGAAGAATTGTTAGCCCTATGTTTACCCATAGCAACTGGCCTACCTGAATTGTCATATATAAAGGTATATGCTTCTTGAACAAAGAATGGGTCCTTTATTATTAAAGCATCTTCCCTTATATCCTTTTCCAAACCCTCAATAATCAATGAACGGTTTTTCATAGTAGTAAGCCAGCCTGGTATTGATTCCTCCTCAGGTCTAGATTTGCCTTTCTTTTTAAGAAGTTTCTTTGAGAAATATAGGTTAGGGTATCCTTCATCTTGTAATTGTATAGTTACTGCCATACCTATATCATTTGTTTCTGGGGCTAATTTAGCAAAACCAAATTTCTCCCCAGTATCTCCAAGAAGTTTAGCATATTGTGATAACGGTATTCTACCCTTATATACTACTTGTTCTTCACCATTTTTATCCATACAAGTAAATGATGAATAGTCAGTATTTCTACCAGTAGCACAGTCTGCACCTATAAAATATTCTTTACCAGAAACTGGTTCATTAAATTGTTTATATTGCCCAGAAAGTTTACTCTTTATTACTGGATATTCATATAAAGTATCTTCTATGGCCTTTATATCTGTAAGGTCAAATACAGTATTACCAGAAGATAAAAAGTCCCCATCTATCTCTTGGGCTGTCCTTTTTGGGCCAAGGGCTGCAGCCATTGAGTTATACCATTCTAGGTCACGTTCAGGGTGCATTTGCCACCTTAACCTAATTGGGTTAAACCCATTTACACCAGATAGTGCATCTACCCACATACTATGATACCAACCACCTGTTCCAAAAGGTGTATTTTTATTTATAAAATTATACTCCTCTTGACCTTTCCTTTTACCATTGTAATTATAAGTTATATAACTATGATGGTCTTCTACAGTTATATCATATATTGTGGTTTTAAATTTTCTTAATACCTTAATCTTAGATAATTTTACTTGACTACCTCTTTTGCCTGAAATTATTTTGTTTATATAACTCCTAACACTTTTATAGGACATACCCCTAAATACTGGGTTATTAAGTACAAAATCTTTTATGCCTTGTTTTTCTATTTCACCAGTTTCTATACCTTTTATAATTGTAGCTATAGAATCCAAGTTGGTAAAACCTATACCAGTTCTTGTACCTAATTTTAAACCATAAGAATAAAATGAAGCTCTTTGAGTATTTTCTTTTTTAGTTATTACCCTAAGATTAGTTACCCAATTATGACTAGGTATGCAATCTATATGGTCTATTACTTCATTCTTACCTACTTTTAAAGTAGTAAAATGTGATAATACTAAATCCGATACTCTATAATGTTTATTTTTGCCTTTACCATTATGGAGTACTATCCTTACATACCCCAATTTATTTGGCCTAAGGTTTTTAAGATACCAACTACCGCCTTTTAAATACTTAATTCTACCCCTATTAGAAATCTTATAATTGTTATAGCCATTTATATATTTCCACTCCTCTTTTTCAGGCCACATTATTTTAGGTGGATTTAGTAATTCTGATATACCAGTTTTATATAATATAACCTGTTCATTATTAGCTACTATATCAGCTACTGTCATCCAACCATTTAAGGTATATAATTTATGGTTAGGGGTACATTTTAAAATCGTTCCAAATTCTGTTTGTATTTTCCAGGTTTCTAATTTACCCTTATTCACAGAAGCTACTATTCTTTTCCATTCACCTTTATGGGTTAATACCTTGATATTGCTTACCCATGATAGGTCTACAGAACCAAATTTTTTAGGGCATAAGTTTCTTACTTTCATTATACCCTTATTGGTTATTAATTTAGTATTACCTGTTATACATGAATTTACAATAGCTGAACCACCAGTAGAAATAGTCGGAAGTGCTGCGGCCCAAATATTATTAGCCCATCTAACAACTGCCGCTTCATCAATTACCAATAAAGAAAGGGATTCTGAACGACCTGCTTGGTCAGAAGTAGGTATTGATTCTATCACTGAACCATTTGAAAATTCCATAGTAGAAGCACTACCAAATTCCCCCATTCTACCATTTATAATTGGCGTTTGAAGGTACCATGGTAAATTCTTATACATGAATTTTATTTTCCTTAATACCTTCTTAGCAACGGTATCCTTAATTGAAATAATGTTTACCTTTTTATCTGGGTGGTACATTGTTAACCATAAGCAATACATGGATATTAACTCAGTTATACCAGCTTGCCTAAATTTAAGGATTATATTAAACCTCTCTTTCAGAAACTGGTATAATACTGCCCTTTGAAAAGGGTATAGGTCAAATTTAACTCTACCATGTACTGGGTTTACTACCCAACAAAAGGTTGAAAAATAAAAAACATCATTTGATACCTTTGCTAATATTTTTAATTCTTCTTGTGATAAATATTTTTCTTTCTCTTTTACCCTTCCCATATCTTCTTCTAGAAAGTATAATTAAGTTTTAAATATAAATCAGCACCTAAACTTTTTGAAAACTCTGGATAATAAAAAGTATTGAAACCGATTTCATAATTAATCTTTCTAGTATTGTACTTTAACCCGAGGTTTAAATCCATTAAATTATTGAATGGTCTATATTGAGCCTCAACATAAGGTGATAACTTCTTTATGAATGATTTCTTTTTTGAGGTTAAAGTATTGTTTACGTAATTGTAGGAATTATTGAGGATATCAACCGAATATTCTTTTTTGAAAACTTCTCCTTTTGTGTTTTGTAAACTTAGTGATAAATTTTCTGAATCAAGTAAGAGTTGAATTAACCTATCGGTTGAGGGATATTGAGTTAAGAATTGTGTTGATACTTCCAATTTTGTGGAATCTTCCAGGGTTAAGATTACAGTATCTTTTTTCAAAACCACCTTTTCTACAACCACCGTATCTGTTTGATACCTGTAAACTGTTTTTGGAACTTCCTTGATTTTGTACTGAACTTCTGGTTTTAAAACTTTTTCGATGAATACTGTATCGGTTACTGTGTTTTGGTTTTCTGGACTCAGTGACTTTGAGAATAGAATCCCAAGTGTGATTACCAAAGCCAGGTTTACCAATGTTAAGATTACCGTTGTTTTCATCAGGTTGGTTGTTTACTTCTGAAAGTCTGGTAACTGAGTTTAACTTCGAAACCATGGAACTGGTTTTTGTGAAAACAGAACCAAACTGGATTTGATTTGATTCCTGAGTTTTCTAAGTTAAGTTTTTTGTTATCATCTCTTTCAAGTTTTGTGGTTGTTGTTTTCTAGTTTTGAAATTTTCGGATTAGTTTTTGAGGGTTTTCAGGTGTTAATAGTTTTTTGGTTTTTTTTTCAAACCCAGCTCTTTGAAATTCTTGGACCTGAAAAAATTTTTAGTTAGGGCTAAGGCCTTAAAAAGAAAGACAAAGAAAAAAGAAAAGAACCAAAAGAAAAAAGAAAAGAAAGAAAAAAACATTCTAACAAAAGAAGATATCTTCGTAAGAAGATATCCTATATCTATATCTTTAATATCATATATATGAAGATATATATGATGACGTAGGCAATGATTTTTACACAGTATCAAAAAGTGAGATTCTCTATATGGATATATAATAATATACTAAAGTATATTATTATACTTAATTGAGCTAAAGCTCAATTAAGATTAGTTATGATTTTATATTTTTTAGACTGAAGCCCAATAAGTTTTCTAAACAGGTTTTAAACCATATACCTACTTCAAAGGTAGCACCTTTTGTTAAAGTATTTCTACCTTTATTTAACCAATATATTAACCTATTGGTATTCATGTGTATTTTAAACTCTTTGGGAAATCCCATTATTATTCTACATTCATCTAAACCTATTACTTCTCCAAGATAATTGAACTGTCTATTTGATGGTCTTAATGTCATTGGGTAACCATATTTCCTATTGCGATATACACCAGGTAAAGTATTCATTTTCTTACTTCTAATTGGCCATTTATACTCATCTTTGAATTCAGTATTCCACAATTCTTTTACCTGTTTTACTGTTAAATTTTGCTTATTAGGGTCTTTGTAATAATACATTGCTAATACTTTATCATCAGGTTCTTTGTAATTTATTGAATGGTTTACCTGTTTGTATAATTCTAAACAATTTTTCTTTTCACATACAGGAAATAAGCTATCAAAGTACTTATTTAATGGTTTATAATCTTTCCTTATCCCAACCATAATCAACCTTATTCTGGATACTTGAGAATTACCTAAGTCAGATACTGAATGACAATGAGTTATTATATGGTAATTTTTCAATGTTTTATGCCATTCTTCTAATGGTATTAAGTCTAATAACTTGGGTAAATTTTCCATTAAGAAAAATTTAGGTTCAAACTTAACAATAGAAGTCAAATATAGATTCAAAGTATCATCTTTTTTTGGATTACCAAGTGTTTTCTTCCTTGAATAACTAAAAATACTAGAATGACCACAAGAAGGACTACCAATAATTATATCCGGTATCTCATTTATACCATCTAAATTCCTTAAAAAAGGTATTTTACCAAAATTTAAAACCCATTGTTCTTCAAATTCAGTATGAAATTGAGCTCTTGGCTCAATATTTCCTATTAAGAACTCCTTAAATGGGAATAAAAGAGCCCCTTGAGCTCCACAAACTCCTAAAATCTTCATAAATATCTTACTTTTGATTAGTTTTTTCATGATTTAGACAGAAAGGTATTGCAAATTCATATTAACTATTGAATCTAAATTATTAAAATCAATACACTAGATGAAAAATAAAGAAAATAGGCTTAAAATTGGTACACCATTATTAGTATTGGGTCCACATTTCTTTGAAAAAGCAGAAGTTGTTTCAGTAGAAAATGGCATATTCACCCTTAATAACAAAATAAAGGTAACCAATGAATTGGTAATCACTAACAATTCAAAAATGCAAATTAAACCCTTTGATGAAGAAGAATATAATTTTCTTGTCGCCAAGAATAAAATTCCAAGGGTTCTAGAGAAAATAGAAAATAAATATAAGGAATTATCAAAAGACGATTTAATTAAACTCTTTGATAGATTAAATAGAATAACCCATAAATATTTTGAGAAATGAATTACGGCAAAATGTTAAAATCCTTAATCTGGAAAAGGTATACAGATGAATTTTATATAAAACCAGGTAAAAGAGCTGGTAACTTAAGTGCCTATAACCAATGGTTAAATGATGATTCTGATTTGGGATTTGCTTCAGCATATAAATCTATGAAGGTAACCGTAGTTTTAGTATTCATAGCTTGCATCGGTTTAATCACTTTAGTTGCTAGTATATGATAATATATTTGATTCTTGGTATAGTATATTTAATCGGTATACTATTTACGGTATTTGTAGATAATACAATGTTAAATAAGGGTGTGCCCTATAATGGTAAACATATAATAACCCTGTTTATAATATGGCTATTGTCTCCCATATTTATGATAGGTTTAATATTTATATCACTAGTGTTTTTCTTAAAAAAAGGAAAAGACTATTGATAAATGATTGATGCTCATATGTTTTTCCGATAGTATTTTGAATCTGTTTTTTGAGATTGAGATTTTTTTCTTTTCATGACGATGTCATCAAAACTCATATCAAAAAATCAAATCTTAGACTTTATAGGTTTTAGGTTTAAAGAAAAGAGTTGCTTGTGAAAGTAGCTCTTTTTTTTTGTGTGTTTTAATTAGGCAAAAAGCTTTTAATGTTATATATAACATTAAAAAACAAATATATCATTATGTACACACCATTTTTCCAAAGTTCAACTACTACCCAAGATTGGGTATCAAAACCACCTAAACATATAAATCTTATATTTGCCATATATTATCAATATTATGAAAATGTACCTGGGCAATTAAGATACAAAAATCTTAATATAACCTCTGCACAAACCCTATTTAACTTCACAATAGGTTATAAAAATCCTGATTCTAGTAATTGGATAGATATAATATCTGGTAATATAATTGATGATGTACCAGGTTCTAAAAACTATTCTAGTATTTATAAAATATACTCAGCAGATGGTGATTTAGTACAAAATTATATTTTCAATTTACAACCAGAAATATATAATAACATCAAACCAAATACTCAATATAAGTTATATGGGGCTTTTCAACCCTCTTTAAAAGTTCATGCCTATTCCCAAGATGAATCCAAAGAAGTAGATTTATTAATGGCAGATGAAAAAAGTAGTATTCATCTTGGCTATTTTTTAGGAAAAAAATTAGATAACCAGGACATGAGTAACTTAATTAAATATAATGTCATAAAAGATACTAACAATGATATATTAAGATATTCATTAGTAGAAGAATATGCCAATGAGGAAATGTACCATAAAAATATAATCCAAAACTATTCAAAACCTTATGCCATAAATAGTGAGTCAGTCAATTACTTAGGGTACCAAAATATATTTAAAAACGGGTTTGACACTTCTATATCTAATTTAAAATCTACGGTCACAATAAGAGATAATGAATTACCAAGTGTGAATTTTGCTTATATACAGAATTCCTTAGATAATGATGAAGCTTGGTTAAACATAGTATTCATATTTAAACCCGAAGAACCAGAACCAAAAGAAACTAAATAAAAAACTACTAACCTTTAATAAACCTAATTTAAAATTATGGGATACTTCCATGCACAAAATTACACTAGTGGGACCTTATTGAACATCTCCACTATAGTAGTACACCTAGTTAACAATGTAAGCCAAACCATTCCTAGTTCCTACTCATTCCAAGTTAAGGTAGAACAATTAAGGAATAGCCAGGTTTTAAAAACTAACACCTTGACTACTACTTGGGTTCAAGGAGGAATTGGTACTAGTAGGGACCAAACCTTTACCCTGTCTCAAAAAATGAGTTTTAACATCCAAACCGATTCACTTAGGTTTTCCTTCCAAACAGTTAACCCATTCACCTTACAACCATTCCATGTATTCATAGATTATGATGACAACGTAGATTATAATATCCTCACTAAAGATTACGGTTCTAATACTGTAGATACTTATAATGAGGTATTAACTACCACCATCCCCATTGCTCAGTATAATAAAAATAAAAAATCCACTAAGATAGGAGTTACCTGTCTGACAGGTAACTAACCACCCATTTAAAATATAAATACCCATAAGTTCCCTTTCTTATGGGTATTTTTTATATCTAGAATCTTTTCTAGTGTACCCTTTCTATTTCAACCTGAACTAATATCATTTAAATCTTAATCTTTATTCTTATGAAAAGGTATTTTTATTATGTAGCCCAGGGGATAAGAAATAATTTCAACCCCTCTATAAACCTCCCTAAAATCCCAGTCACCCTTTGTGGTATGGTAGAATGGGAAACCCTCTTTAACCCTATCCTTCTCGCTAAAGAAATAGGTAAAAAAGAAAACCTAGAAGATGTGATTGTGACCTTCCTTTATGAATTATCAGAAGAAGAATATAAATCATGAAACCCAGGAATCATCTAGAAGAGGTTTATACCTATAATATATATAATCAATTTTATAACCTACCAATAAGGGATAGGGATTACCTATTAATGTATTTTAGTTCCTTAGATATCTTGATTTGGTTCATAATGATTCATATTGATATACCTAATAGGTTAAAAAGGTATGATCAATTTATAATTGAGAACCCTGATTTGGATTTTGCTTATGGGTTAGATTTAATTAAGGTTTATTTTCCTGATATAGAAATTATATTGGAATAATATATAAAAGGGTCCTGGGGGTTTGATTGCCTCTGGGATTTTTTGTGTTCCCATTACCATTATCCTATGAAGGTTAGGTGGTAAATTTTTTATGAGGTGGGATAGGGATAGGTAGGGGGCCCATTACTTAGGGTTCGGTTGGGTAGTAGCGGTGGGAGGGGGGAACGGTGTCCCTTATAATGCAAAAGGCAAAAATAAAAATAGGGGACAAATATCCCCTATTTAGATTCATTCTAAACAATTTATTTTTTTGTTTGCTGCTCTGCAATGCTTTTCATTTTAGTTATAAATTCATTGCAAATTTTTATGTTTTCATTTGTAGAATTGTTGTCTACAATTATGTTTATATCATTATAAACTTGTTCAGCATATTGTTTCCAAACATTATACAATTCTTTTAACTTGGTTTCATTTTTTTTGTTTGCCAAATAACAAGCTATGAAACTATCTTTTTTTCTTCTTAACTTAATTCTCAAAGACTTTTTTTGTTTGTCTGTTAAACATTCCTTAAACAAATCTTTTTTGTAGATACTTTTACGATTACTTTCGCTTTTTAGAATTTCTTTTCCTAAATCAAAAATTGTACTCATAACATTAAATTTTTAAGTTAAACAATTATTATTTTGTTCCACGTGGAACGATTAAACATCTTTATTTGTTTTTGATATTACAAATATAAAGACTTTATTTTTTATATCCAAATATTTTTCTAATTATTTTTTAGTATAAATGAAATTTAGAATCAATCTAAATAAGAAAATTATTTAGATTAGTTCTAAATAAAGAGATAGTATATATACATTGTATATATATTTTGTATACCCTATGCGCCTGTTTGGTTTCAGCCTTAGCCGATGGCCCTTTTGGTCTAGTATGAATATCTGATTAGTGATTGTTAGTAGATAAGCCTTAGTACCTGATTGTTATATTGGTTGCCTAATGGGTTGGGTTACCTGGATATGGGCCCTAATGGCAGGGGGGGTTGTAGATGGGAATTAGGGCCTGCCTATTTTTATTTGGGTTACCGGGTTTGAATACCTTGATATCAGGTTAAATATTTTGTGAGTGTAGGATTAAGTTTAGGGATAAGTTACATTGATATCAGGTAATGTTACTTAGTATATAGTTTAAGCTCTTTAAGCCTTTTAAGCTTTAAGCGTTTTTAAGCTTTTCTAGTAAGTTAAGTTTAAGCGTATTATGTTTTCAAGGCTTTATAAGTACCCTTAGCTCTAGGAGTATGTGGGCCAACACCAATCAAATATAAAAATATAGGATACCTAAGATAACCCTAAGTACCCTATAAATTAGGTAGCCCCCTTAAAGAATGGCTTTTATATAATGATGAGCATTATCAATGGCATCATTTATATCCGAGTATTCTTCAATCTCCTCTACATCCTCTGTTAATAAGGCTCCCTGATATATTCTGAGCTTTTCTTCCATGAGAGGTTTTATATCATCCCAGATTCCAGCATATATAGCCCCGGTAATCACCATTTGATAGGTATCAGGATTATAGTCGTAATATTGGTCATCTGAGCCCTCGGTTAAATCAAGTTCTTGAACTAGCCTATAAATTTCTTGGACCAAGGCATCCCTATCTTGATATATGTATATATAACCGTATTGGTAATCAGTTAATGCCAAAGGTAAATCTTCGATTGAATCCAATTCTACCTCCTCTATATAATCTTTAGGTTCTTCTCCAGTGTAACTAAGAAGGAACCAAGGATTATTACTAAGTGTTTCTTTTTTAAGTTCTTTGAATGTCATAGCTTTAAAGTTTTAATTAGGTTTTATACTGAGAGTTTAATTCTTATCATCCCATATCCTACTATTTCATGTTCAATAGTTACATCATCATCCTCTAGCCAGGAATCTATTTTATCATAGTCTTCTGATAAGATTGATTCGTGATTTATTTTTCGGAATAAGAAATACCAAGAGCAACCATTTTCTAGGTAAATTAACCCTATATCCATGATGCTTAGGTTATCTAATTTATCTAGGCCCTCTTCCAAGTATTCAAGATATTCTTCCAGACCTTCCTTAGTTTCTGGGTACCTTTTAATTAGTTTTGCAAATTCCAGGCTCAGGGTCCGAGCATTGTCTTTTTTGTTTTGTTCTTTACTAATCATAATATTATATATTTAAATT